GAGCTTCATTAGTACACCTCGATACCGCCGGCAACTGCCCCAAGTCCCTGTAGTGAGTACACAAGTGATACCGAGCTTGGATGCCGAATCCACGGACCTGGCGAACCACCAGTGCCGGTTGATGATGCCGTGTTAATCGTGGTCCTACCCGGGCTACCCGCAACACCCGGCAATCCGCCAGTTCCACCTCGACCATTGTTCGGAGCACCTGCGGCATTTGCGCCGCCAGCCCCTGCCGCAGTTGTATTGATAGCAACTGACGGAATTCTACCCGACGATGTAAAGAGGGGTGAGTTACCGCCGACGTGTGCACTTGGGGTTGCGGCGCCTCCCAATCCGCCCGGGCAACCACCACCTCCGCCACCGCCGTGATTCAGTGATGGAGTAGCTGCTCCATCGCCGCCGCCACCGCCACCACCGCCACCTTTGATTTCGCCCGAGACAACAACGATGGTGTCCAGTAGGGTATCGATGGCTGGCCCGCCGTTACTACCTGGGTAGCCGCCGGGTGAGGCCGTACTTGCAATCCCACCTCTCCCCGCATTGCCGCCTTTCCCATACACTTGTCCCCTGCAGATGATGAACAGAGACGAACCAGCTGGCCACCAGTCTCCACTGCGAATTGAGGCGACGCTAGTATTGTAGGAGTAGATAACCGCTGAGGTCTCAATTAGCAGTATGATAGCTAATGGTGTCGTGGTATCCCAGCCCTTGGCGATGGCCGCGTTCCTCACCATAAAGTGAGACTGTGGCGACTTCAGCTCGATCAGCATGGATTCCGCGTTAGCGGCCAATGCGGATCCGATAGTAGCGCCGCCTGGGTTACGAATGGTGACTACCCAACCGTGGATTGCAACACCTCCGCCCCATACTGCAAACACCCCCGACATCGGAGGGATGATGAATAGAGTATAGGTAGAGGTATGGTCCTTTACGGGTAGGGAGTACGTCGGTGATGAGTTTACGATGTGGTAGTGAGCACCACGAGCAAGGTACCGCTTGTTTGGGTCGGGGAGGATAACCGATGGCCCGGCAGATGCTGGCTGGACGACTACCAGCGACTTAGGCCCAATGATGTAGTCGCGGGTAATTACGCCCGCATCGACTGATCCGCCGTAGTATTGTTCAGCGAGCATTATGAGATTACCCAGGACTTGGTATTATCGCCGTTATCGAGAAGTGAGATGAACCAGGTTTCGCCGGGGCCGATGGTGCTCTGGAGTATTCCCGTATGACTGTTTAGGTCGAATGAGAATGCTGAGATGTTGGATATGATGAAGTATAGCTTTCCGCTACCGAGGCCTTTGACGTTGGGTAGCCACATCGAAAACCCCGAAGCGCTGGGGTTGACAATGAGCAGTTCGCCCATATTCAACGACATTCTGAGGTCGGCAGTCAGGTTGATAAGTCGACTGCCTCCGAACGACCGACTAACGCTGTTCGAAGCATCGCTCGAGACTTCATCAATGGTAATGCTAGGAATTTCGCCCGCCTTGAACCCAGTGATAGCTACTTGAAGGAAGTTGTCTACTTCTTGGGTAAACTGGCAGTGCACATCGAACATGAACCCGGCGGTCACCTCGAGGCCCATTGACGGAGCAGTTCCGAACAAGATCTCGCCTGTCGTGTAGTCGATGGTATGGTCTGACCCTTCAACTTGAAGTACGCCATCGACCCATACAATTGGAGCGGGTGATGTCCACGGTAGTTGGATACGACGAACTTTCTCCACAGGTCCGGCGTTGTATACCTTCGATAGGAAGAATGACCGATTCGACCCATCGCCAACACCGCATAGCTGATCATCGCCCGCAATGACAGTACTACCTCCGTCGATGGCGTTTGACGAGTAGTCTAGGTGGTCTCGGTATCGGAATGTGTGTTCAGCTCCGTTGTGGGCCAACACAAAGTTGTATACCAAGTATAGGTCTTGTTGAGTCTTGAGTCCCCATTTCGCATCGTATCGACGAAGTGCCCCGTCCCACCGGACTGTCACTTTTCGTTGACCGCTCGGTAGCTCACTTACTACTCCGCCGTGGCGAGGACCTCCCAGTGACCCAAATGAGATCTTTACCGGGAACAGCTGATTGGAGAATGTCATGGGTTACCGAATGGAAAGTCGAATTGCTGACCGGAGTGAGTCCATCACTTGTCGCTGACTCCTACCGAAGTCTGCGGGATTAGAGGCCACTACTGTCATATTGGCATTGATGACAGTGCCGCCTCCGCCAGTACCTCGGATGGCCAATCGACCTTGTGAGTCACGCGTAAGGGGGAATGCGCCCTCAGGATCTTTCTCACCCAGAAGGAATCGATGACCGGACACACCGGAATCCAGAAGCGTTGGACGGCTGAACGCACGCGCCATACCGCCCGAGAACGTATCGCCCACCGCATGTCCGCTTACGCCCACAGAAGGGCCAAGTAGGCCTCCTCCACCGTTCGACTGGACTCCGCCGAAGTTCCCGCTGCCGCTACTAGTCCCTGTCGCTGCTGAAGTGACGATGCTGAAGATGAGGTTAGTGAGGGCCTTCTTAAGAGGCTCTAGGGCGGTCTCCCTTAGGATGTTTCTGGCGATTGACTCCATGACGTTCTTAACCACGTCATTGAGCTTGTTGAACTCGAAGATTGCATCTTCAAGGCCCGAGATGATTGGGTCGACAATGCCGTCGGCAATCACTTTACCGGCCTGAAGCTTGGCCAGTTTATCGGCTTCCTCTTTGATGTTCTTTGCCAGCTCATCGACCTCGTCGGACTGAGCCTTCATCGCAATAGCATCTGCGTGGCGGATGGTAATGAGCCTCTCGCGTTCGATGCTAGTAAGGTTAACCGCTTCTTGCTCGGTCTTAAGTGCTTGAATGAGGTCGATCGCTTCCTGGGTCTTTTCGCGATTGATTCGAATGTAGTCGGCTTCTTTCTTACGAGTCTCGATGAGCCGTTGCTGAGCATCGGCCTCGTCCTCGATGGCCTTGATTTGATCCTTCGTAAACTTTACGCCGTGTTGACGAGCAAAGTTCTCGCCTTCAATCAGTGCCTTTGATTTAGCGCGCTCGAAGTTATCGCCCGCCAGCTTCTGGGTTTCTTCCTTGAGCTTATTGAGGTAGGTATCGAAAACGTCGATGTTACCCGCATTCTCAGCTCGCTGCTGGAGCTTGTCCAAGATCTCGTCGATGGTCTTCGTAACTTTCTTAGCGGCATCTTCGTCGGGGTGGACCACGTCGATCTTCAATGTCGGGTCCTTCTCGATCATGTCGTTCAAGCGGTATATCTCCTGCTTGACAACGGCCATGATGCCCTCGGTGGGGACGACGTCCTTGGTACTGAAGAACGCACTGTCGGGTGTGTCAGGCGCAAAGTTAGCCAGCTTCAAGCCACGAAGGATATTCTGAACCGATTCGATCTGAGCCACATCATTGGGGTCAATTCGGAATGCGTGCGCCAGCTCGAGAATGCTGGTTGATGCATACCTTCCTTCATCGCTAAGCAGTTCGAGCTCGTGTTTAAGGGCCTCGAGCTGTGCCATCTTTGCGTTTACCGCTTCTCTCTTAGCTGCGGTATCACGAGCCAGGTTGATCTCGGCCGTCAGCTTGGTAATCTTCTGGATGTCGGCGTCGATGCTTACAGGAACAAGTCTCAGGTCAACTACTGTATCCTTAAGGTTCCTAAATGACTTGTCCACATTGTTCACGCTCTCTTCCGTATTGGTGAGGTAGGTAAGGAGCAACGTGAACGCAACCGCGACTGCGCCGATCGGACCGGTCGCTGCAATCAAAGCCGCGATCATTCCAGCGATTGCGTCGGTGATAGCAACCACTGATACGATGATGGCAACGTCGAAAGCGATGGCGAGAGCTCGAGCCAACTTGTTGGCGCCCTCGGATGCATTTCGCATGGCCTCATCATTACCGGCCAATATCAAGACCGCGTCTTTGAGGTTCTTAAGAAAGTCCTTGGTAGACGGTACCAAGTGCTCGGTGTAGTTAAGGAACAGCTCTTGCGCCGCTGCGCCAACTTGCTTAAAACCAAACTCGAGCGTCTGATGCTGGGCGTTAACGATCTCGTGCGCTGAGCCAACTTCCTTTGAGGCCTCAACCAGTTCTCGGTACCGAGCAACATTGTTGAGCAGTGTTGAGGTAACCTGGACAACCTCTTTACTGAAGATTGCGGTTTGCTCGGATGCGGTGAACTGGCGATCAGCCAATTTCTCGAGGGCCGTCAGCAACCCTACACGTTGTGGATTGGCCTTGTCCATTGCGGGGCCTAGCTGAATGAGCATCTCCTTCAGACCAAGGCCGCCGATACGTGCGCGAATACCACGTTCCGTCAAGGTGGCGATGCCCGCTGCGACTTCCTCTAGCGATACACCGAACTGATTTGCGACGGGCGCAACCGTGGCGATAGCGTCCTTGATCTCCACAACATCGGCGGCAGTGGTATTAGCCAACTTACCGAGAACGTCGACTACTCGGCTGCTATCATCCACTGAGAGGTTGAATGACTTGATAACATCCGACGTAGTGTCCGCAGACACTGCGACATCTCCGAATGACGCAGCGGCGAGTGTGAGCGACTGAGGTAGGATCTTAAGGCTGTCTTCGAGTGTGAATCCAGCTCGCGTGATTTTGAGGAGCGCGGTTTCGATCTCGTTCAGCGAGAATCTAGTAGTGAGGTTAAGTTCCTTTAGGCTGTTTGAAATGAGCTCGAAACTTTCAGCCCCGCTGTGGCTTGATGCAGCGATGTTGGCTACCGCTTGTTCAAAGCTAGCCATGTTGTTTACCGCTTGCTTGAGTCCTTGGAACCCGGCATACGCGGCCGCCAACTTAGCAAGCAACTTGGTCAGATCGTCAACCTGGATCCCCGCATCGTCTACGGCTCTTTCGTATTGAACGATCTCCTCCGTGGCCTTACGGGCTCGATTGTCGATGGTACCGAATGCATCGCTGAGCCGGTTGACGCTCGAGACTGCTCGAGTACTATCGACCGCGATAACGAGTGTGTTACCGCCGCCGGGTGCCGGAAGGTCGCTGCTGCTCATTTGTTTTCGCTCGTGTACTTCGGTAACAGCTTGGTACGAAAGTGGACATCGACTTGGCTGACAATCGTGGTGTAGTCCATCCGATCTTCGGGGTCGCTAACACCGCTGATGTTGAGCAAAGCTTCAATGTCGTGCAGCGCGATTGGTACTTGTGCGCTGTGTCGAAAGTTGTGGAGCGTAATGAAGAAGCTCCAGTAGTGGACATACTCCCATTGAACCTCAGGTGGGTTTGCAAAATCCTCGGGGACTTCACGACCATTTTCCTGTTCGTTCTCAAGGAGTATGAGCAGCGCTTCGTCTCGGAGCCACTCGAGCTCCCAGGCGAAGCGCGCTATCAGTTTTTTGCGGCGTGATCGATTGCTTCCTTGCGGAACAGCGATCGATTGCTGGCCACTTCAGTGACCCATTCGAAGAACTCGGTGTAGGCTCGATCGGTCATGAACTCGATCGCCTTCTCCTTCGAGAAGGTGATCGTAGTACCATTGTCGTCTTCGATCCCGGTCCAGTCGGTAAGCAGTGCTTCTCCCGCGGCCTCACGTTGGATCTTGTTCATCAGCTCAGCCGGGATGTTCTGCCCGACTCCCCGAAGCTCGGATCGATACCGACGGGTGATCTTCGAAACGGCCTTGGTGTAGTTCGGCGAAGTCGCCGACGCAACCTTGGCACGAATCTCCAACCCCGTCTCGGGATCGGTGTAGAAGGTCTGCCAGACGCCATCGTCCAGGGCTTCGATGTTGAGGAGAGTGTTCTTCAGGCTTGGCATAGTAGTGATTGGGTTTGGGTTTGGGAGAGCCCGACGTTACTAGGCGTCGAGCGCGAACAGTCGGAGAGTCTTGCCGATCGTCGGGTCCTTGATGGCACCGAATGAGAGCTCGGCGATGACTGGTTGGTTGATGCCCGCGGCGTTGCGCTTGCCGGCGGTGAACTTCACGTCCGGGATCTCAAGGACGTATTCGTTACCGGTTTGGTCACGGAACATCAACACAAGGTTGGTATCCACGAAGTTCAAGAACTTGTCGAACTGAGCCTTGGTGTTGAAGTATGCGCTCACCGACCCCGACACTGCAAGCTGGCCGCTGGTCAGCTCGAATGCGCCGAGAATCGAGACGGCCTTGTGAGCGTTGATGTTGTTGCCGATGGTCAGATCGAGGCGCGAGAACCTGAACCCCGATCCGCCTTCGAGCACTGCCTCCACGTGATCGATGCCGTTCATCACCTTGGTGGTGGTCGCCGCGTTCTGCGAGCCGGTCCACAGCGCGGCGGTTTCGGCGGTTTCGATCGAGCCGATGAACTCGATGGAACCAGTGATGATTGCCCCTGCGGAGATTGAGAGGCTGATCGAGTTGGGCGTATAGCCCTTGTTGTAGGCGTAGTTGCCAGTGCCGCCTTCAGCGTCTGAGAAGAATCTCTCGTAGGTGAACGATTGACGGGTGACACCGTTCGTGGCCATCTTCATCACGGTGACCGTGACGTCCTTGCCAGTGACGTTGGTCAGCGCGGTTTCCATCAGCGTGAGTGTGGCACCACCCGCCGTAGCTGTGCTCAGCTTGGCGATCACCGTTTGTTCGATGGCGCCGGGGCCCGCTGCGCGGACAACGATGCGAGCGAACTTGCCAGCGTGGGCGGTCAACGAGCTCCAGTCGCCCGACAGTGCATTTCCGCCGGTGATGTTGCAAGATGCCAGGTTGTGGGTGGCACCCGCGACCCAGTCTCCGGTGTCCTCGTGGAGGAGCGCCAGGAGCTCCAGGTCGTAGGTACCGTAGCTGAACTCGAAGTTGATGCCGCCGGCTGCACCGAGGTCGGTGCGGATCAAGTCAGACGTCTGGCGGTCGTCGTTGATCTCGTTACTGGTGGCGGTTTGAACTTCCTGACTCAGCGACTCACCAGTATACCGCATCTTGGTATACGCGGAGCCGGTGGTGGGGGCCGTTGCGTAGGTACTCTCCTTCGCTCGGGCAAGGCGGGTGACTGATGCGCTTGCGATCTGTGACATGACTAGGCTACCTCGTCCAGGTAAAAGGGAAGGGTAAGGTTAATGACATACCACTGTTGGTAGTCACCGATGACGGCTACGCGAGGCACACGGAATACAATACCAAGTTCGCTCTCGGTTGTCACGGTGAGCATTCTGAATAGTGGTACGATCTGATCCACGAGCTCTTGTGGAGCGGTAGAGGTTCCACCCTGTTGGAAATACAGGTTGACGTTACCAAAGCCCACATGCCTTACGGTTCGATCCTCAGTGCCGAGGTCGATCTGGTCGGATGCGGCCACTGTAATTGTGATGTCAGCCCACACTTCGCCGGTATCGGGCGGTACCCATACTACGTTTGGATACTTAGTCGGGACGCTCATTGCATCTTCGACCAGGGTCTTCCATCGCGATTGGATGGAGTTAGTGAGTTCAGTATGAGTGCCCATTTTAGTTGTTGAGGGGTGTCGGCCCGCCCCCAAACCCAGATTGCGCTAGACCTACTAATCTCCGCTGATCTTGAATGACGAGCCGACACCTGAGTTAAGTGATTCGAGCACGGGGCGGACAATACCGTTTGGTGCTTGGATAGAGAACCCATTGACCACCCACACCTTACCAAATCGATGAGGTCGGCGATCTTTGGACGGTCCCGGATTCCTTGGTATGAACAGTCCATACTCAAGGATTCGGATATGCTTCATATTGTTAACTAACCATGTCCGACTAAATGGGTTCATGGTAGCTACAACTTGCTGGGCTTCTTGAATGACCTCGGACATTGGGCGGACGTGTCCGACTAGCCCTGTCTTTGGGAAGTAAGCGCTTGCCTGCCACTCACCGACTGTTCGCCTAGTATCCTTCGGTGTTTGCTTGAGCACCATCCGAACCAGCTGAAGGAACCTAGCTCCGTGGAACCTCTTTACTCGGCCTCTAACCTCTTGGCCATAGAGCCGGATGTGCTTGCTCCATGCTCTGTAGTTAGATGCCATTGACGCCGATCAAGTAGATCTTATAGAGCTGTAGGAAGTCGCCAGAGTAGATCGGCTCATACGATGTGATGCGGTACCGGCGGCTTGAGATAATCACGGTATCTCCGATATGTGGGCTAACGTTACTCATCAAGCTCGGAGTGGTGATGATACGGAGACCCGTCGACTGCGCAGACTGATTACCTTCCGCTGACGCTGGGAGAGTCCCTCTGTTCACGATGCAGCCGACGGGTGGTGTGCAAATGATGGTGGTGGTTGTCTCGGTCGTAGTGGTACGGCTTGTTAACGGGTTGTAAGATCGAACAACCGTGACCAATGACGCGGATATTCCAACCCGTCGAAGCGCAAGTTCGACTTTGTTGGCAAGTTTCCTATCCAACTCGGTGGTCATGTTATGACCTCCTCACTCTCAGTCCGGCATTGATAAGCCCGGCGGCCATTAGGATTTGATCGATGGAGACAAACCGAGTTTGATTACCCTTCGATCCGACAAACACGCTAGAAAGGGTGAGCACATCCAATGTCAGGGTTTCACTCTGCAGGTTTGACCCGCCGGCTTCGTCGGTCAGGAATAGCGCCCCGCTCGCAGCCTTAACGGAAGCTTCCGCGCATGCCTCGAGGATACCGACGGGGATGGACGAGGATGACACGGCATAGCCGTCAGAGTCGACCACTCCGTATCTTGGCCACGGGAGTGACTGATTTTGATAGGCCCTAACACCGGGCCATCTTGAAGCGTACTGCCTAGCCACATATGCGGTGCCTTGCCTGATCCACTTCTGTTTGTCATCTACGCTGCCGGCCGCCCACTCAGTAACCTGGTCGTGGTTGTCATTGTAGGCGTCCACATACGGAGTATCGAAGAATGCATTGGCCCCATCCACACCTGATCCATCTTCGATAATCAGGGTGCTGTCAGTGCCAATAGTATCGGTACCGGCGCCAGAAGTGTATCCGCCGCCGACCGCGCCGAAGTCGACGGCGGCATCACCGTCGGGGTGTTCAGGAATACCCGTCAGCGTTCCCATGGCTTTATCGGTCATGTAGCCGGCCATCAGGTAGCCACGCATCGTGTGGTGAATGCCGTTCTGCTGCCGCGTAGTCCGAGGCCATGCGGTCCCGCTGATCTGCAACGGTAGCTTGCTGGTGTCGATTGAGACCGTGTTTGGACGCGCCGCGGCAATGGCGCGCTGCGCCGCGATGATAGCCGTGACCTGCTCATCCGTTCCGACCGGCGTGTTCGGCGTCAGCTCCAGAAGCGCCCCGGGGATCGGACCGTCACCCTTCACGCGCATCCCGAAGACGAGGTCGATGCGCTCGATGATTCGATTGAGCGCGGCTTGGTAGAACTCGCTTACCGAAACATCGCTCTCGCCGTTCCACCACACCCACCCAGCCGGCCTCGGGATCCGCCTAAGCTGCGTGACGCACTTCTCCAGCGCGGCCTCGATCTGCGCCTCGGCCAGAGGCCACAACGCCCATGGTCCGTAAGACAGGGTGAAGCTTTCGGGCCCCTCATTGACAAACGCTCCGATGATTTCGATCCATGAGCCGTCACCTGAGATAGCATAGATCTGAGCGTTGTTGTAGTTAGCGTGGTTGTTGCCTCCTGCGCCTAGCAAACCAAGCGCGCTACCTGCGACATTGACGTATCCGCCAACATCCCATCCAGCGAACGTTCCTGTGGTTGCAGTGAACCGACCTCTGGCAGGATTGCTACCACTTGCGGCGTAAGCAGTGACTGTGTAGTTACCAGAGACTTGTTGCTGGCCAGTGATCTGCGGATCGAACGTCCACGGCACCGGTGCACCGCCGTATGCGCTGGCGCTTGAGACCGGAAGGTGGATGAAAGCCACCTGAGCCGACCCATCATCGTTTGAGAAGCGCCGCTTGAATCGCTGCGCCAATACCGTAGTGATGCCCGAGAATGTACCGGGCGCTTGACCGAAGAATGTGTTCCCGTTTGTTGCGCAGTCCAGGTTCTCCCACGACTTTACGAGGTCGTTGGCATTCCAGATCCACACGTCTGGGTCGATCGTACTGACGCCCGGGAAGTAAGCGGACGGGTAGAGATCGGGGTCCAAGTCAAGCGCCATGAATGTGCCGGGGATTGCACTCACGGCTTGAGACTGACCAAGGACGAGTACAATTGGCAACGGCTCAAAGTTACCAGTACCGGGGATCCATTCCGCGTACTCCATCGCGCGCCACAGGCGACGACCAAGTTCGATGTAGTCCTCAGTTCGATAGACCAACAGAGTCGATGGATTGGTCGATGCAGTAGTGCCTGGCTGGAAGCCATCAGTACTTACCAGGATAATGCCTGGGATCTGGTCGCGCATCGTAACTTGGACGCTGCGCAAGAAGTAGCTGAACGGGACGCCGAAGATTGTGCCGCCTTGCGACCGGACGTCCATGTTCAGCAATGACACCGGGAGGTCAGGTCGGCCGAGCGCCGTTCGCATCGCGGTGATCCACGACTCCCACTCCTGCACAACTTGAGTCTCGGTCGGCCATGGGGCGCCGATGGCCGAGTTGATCGGGCCAATTTCGGTCTCCCACATCATGGCCGCGAGGTGTTCGTATTTGATGGGGCTACCGGAACGGAGAGCGTTGCTGGCGCCGGTGGCCGCCGCGTGCTGCGCCCAGAACTGGTTCCAGTAGAGGCTGCCGGGTTGCCACCCATAAGCGGGCCCGGTGGCCGTTGCCGTAGTTCCGCTCGTTGAACCGGTGATAGTACCAGCGGCCAACGTCTCGCCGTTGGTGCGTCGCACGAAGACGTACTTGTTCGATTCGCTGAATCCGTGGACGACGGCGCTCCAGCTACCGGACGTGACCGTCTCGCCAATCACCCAGGTGTTGCCGAAGGTACCGGTGCATTTCACGGTCTGGATCGTGACGCCGCCGAGGTTCCCATCGACGCCGCTTGTGTTCTGGTCGAACGTCGAATAGGTGAGCACACGAGCACCGCGATCCGCTCCAGAGGCGGATGCATTGTGCTTGGCGAACGCCTGCTGTGTTACCCAGATGTCAAGACCGAGACCGGGCTTCAGGTTAGTTACGCGAGACGTTGCGTTGCCGTTCGGGATCACCTCGTAGAGGTCAGCGCCAGCACCGCCGATGTTCGGCAGGCAGTGGTGCTGGACCCAGGCACCGGTTGGGGTATCCGACTGCACCGCGGCGATGGTCCCGGATCCGGCCCGCGTCGTGTTCGTGATGACGTCGCTCACGACGGGCGAGCCCGTGACGCGCATCACGTAGAGGTTGAGCGTGCCGCCGGCGCCGGCCGTGACCTTGAGCACCGTGAACGCCGCGCCCGACGTGCAGGTGCACCGATCTCCCTTGACGAACGTGCCGGTGAACCCAGAGGCTACAGTGATGGTTCGCGCCAGTTTTGCGCCTTGATCCCACCATGGTGTATCGGACGCATCGCTCGGCGTTTGAGCGTTGGTGATCGCATCGTAGCGCTCGGGCGCGTACTGCGCGGTCTGCGGGACGTCGCTGGCCTGCACGAAGACCCCGACCGTCGCCGACCCACCGCTGTCCCAGTTGATGGTCTCACCCGGGATGAAGGCACTAATCGAGACCGCTACGATCGCTTCTCCCTCAACAAGGCTTGTGCTGTGAATCTTGGTGACTCGCATCACAGCGCCGCTGGTCGCGCCTCGCCCGATTGTGTTCACGACCGGTTGGGTCGGGCCGAGGTGCGTAAGCGTTACACCGACGACAGGATCCACCATGGTCGGGCTTCGCCGTCCCTTGATGTGGCCGTCGCCGACAATGAGGTAGTAGTGAGTGTAGTCGGTCATCGGAGTGCTACTTAGTGGACTGTGAGGCCTGCATCAGTGCGGCCTGGATGATGCCGTCGGCACGAATCTTCGCTGCGGAAATGATCTTGCCGGCTTCCTCGTTGGCGTTGTGGATGATGAGCTCGGCGTCCGAGAGCCCCTTGGTCTTGGCCTCACGAGCTTGACGATCGGCTTCGCGATGGATCGCGTTGATCTCGGCGAGTGTCAATTCGCGAGGTTCGTCAGCCTGGGCCTGGTTCTCGGGGTCCGGCGCAGGATCTTCGGTCTCGGTCTCAACTTCGGTCTCGACCTCGGGATCCAGCAGCGGATCGACTTCATCTGCTGGGTTCTTGCGATTCTTCTTGCTCATTGGTAGATTTGGGTTTGGAGTTTTGGGTCTGGGTGAACGAAACAAGCCCCGAGCGTCACTGTTGACGCCCGAGGCTTGGGCCCTCTGCGTTGTCTGACCCACCGGCCTCGGGGTCACTACCTACTACGGGTTGACCTCGAGCATCGCCAGCGGGATCAGCTTGCGATCGTAGACGCGGTCCCACTGAGCGGCCGCGGCCAATTCCGCCCACGTGGGCGACTGACCGGCGATGCTCGTCGGGACGAACTTGTAGCCGGCCGGGTGCAGGATGTACTCGCGACGGCTCACGAGGTACTCGACGCCTGCGCCGCGGCCCTGGGTGGCCTGACGCTCGACTTCGACCGGGACCTTCGGACGGCCTTCGCCCCAGCGGAATGCACCGGCGCCGAGCAGGAACACCCGATGCACCGTCTGCGTAGCGGTGTAGGGGGTGATGCCATCGTCCTCGATGACAAACAGCCCCATGAACGTGGCGAAGTTGACCTTGCCATCGCTCGCGGGGATGAACGAGATGAGGTTCTGCTTCTTCAGGGACGTCAGGATCGCCGAGTGCATGGCGATCGCGACCAGGTTGTCGCCCGCATCGCCCATCGTCTGGCGGGTGTCGAGCACTGCATCGGCCGAGATCTTGTTCGACGCACCAGGAGTGCCGGCGGCCTTGAGAGCGATCGAGTTCACCATGTCGCTCGAGTCATTCGCGACGTTGTCCGCGAACAGGCCGACGAGCGAGTTGATGAGCGTTCGCTGATCCTGACGGCGCCAGTAGCCGGACACCTTACCGATGATCTCCGCCATCGGATCTTCACCGACGAGAGCCGCCTCGAGATCGGCCGCGCCCCACATCTGGTTCCGGTTGTGGCGAATGGCCACGTCCTTGCCAGTGGTGATGGGCTGAGCCGTTGCGGTCACGGCCGGATCGTCGGTCGAGACGTTCGCTTCGGTGTTCGCCAGGTCGTTCCAGAACGGCAGGTTGAACGTTCGGCCACCGCCGGCGAGAAGCGCATCGATGCGCGGGTCTCGACCGACGATGCCGGACTGGATCAGCCGGTTCCTCTCGGTGGACATCAGGCTCAGGTAGTCCTGGAAGACATCCGGGACGATGAGATCGGACAGACGGGTGATTGCCATGACTTTCTGCTCGGTGGTTAGTGAGCGGCCGCCCGTTGGCTGCTTCGGTATTCATCGAGCAGCTTCTTGTATTGGGCGGGATTGCTCTTTTGGAGCTTACTGAGCTCCGTCAAGTTGAACTTGGGGCTCTTGGGGTCGGCCGAGAGATCCGAAACATCTCCCAGCGGACCGCCCGCCGGGTCTCGACCAAGGCCATTAGCCCCCTTGCCTTTGAACCCCGGTTGGAAAGTGGGGTCCTTCTTCATCGACGAAACGAGTTCGCGAATGCCCATTGGGCCATTGTTGTCCGGCAGCATGCTCATTCGCACCTGGCCCTTCTCGTCGACCACACGGACGGCAACCTTCCCGTCTTCGAGGTCGATGAGCTTGCACCGTGCAGTAACATGCGGCTTCAGAAGATTGGGGAACCCCTCTTCCGCCACGATGGCGGCCATTGCCTCGGACTCGATCATCACGTGGTTGAGCTGATTACGAGTCAGCTCGAGCTGTGACTTAGTCGCGGTATGGGCCTTCTGCTCCTTATCGATCGCTTGTGCGATGGCGGACTGGAGCTCGGCATCGTCGGGCGCACCCTTCCCGCTCTTCTTGCGTTCGATGAGTCGCTTGGCTTCGTCGATGTCCAAGCCTTCGAGCTTGGCTTCGAGATCGGCCTTGGCCTTCTTGGCCTCCTTGAAGTTCTCACGTTCACGCTCGAGCGCGGTATTGAGGGCATTGACGTCTTCCAGTTTGAAGCCGTCCACTCCCTCTACGGACAAGTGGTACTTGCCGTTCTTCTTGACGTAGTGGGCCTTGTCCGAATCGGACAGCGCCTTGAACTCGTCTTCGGTGACAATCGCCTTCAGCATTTGGTTCTACTCGTTGGTTGCCCCTTAGCTTCCCGCCAAGGGTAGTCGATGGCTGGCTTCCCGCCAACCTTTCACTGAAACATTATCGCCGCCGGGGAGTTACCTCAACCCCTCGGAACGTCGAATCTCATTCAAAGTAAGTGGTCTGTTAGACTGGTCGACTAGCTGCCTAATCGACTTTATCTTACCGTCCTGGTACCACTTAGCACGAGTCTCGCCGAACAACTCAACGAGCTCATTGTTGGTTAGGCCCCTGAGCCACTCATCGGTCTCGGGTACCTTGGGTGCACCGAACTTCTTCGTAACTGGCCACGTAGTGCTACGGCACTCGTGGTGCTGCGGCGGTCGGGGACCGTCGTCTAGCTCATATACGTTGCCGTTCAAGCTAGCGCATATCAGCGTAGTGTGGGTATCCAACACTGCGACATACACTACTCCAATGATCTCGTCGCCGTTACTATCCCACAGGGCTTCGCGACTGTGGTTTGCGGTATGGGCTACAGCGGTACCCGTAACAGCTTCGACCTGGTTGCCCGTAAGCGCAAACGAAGTGCTCTCAAGGTTCTTCAGGATGTCTGAGGTTTGCAGGCCTTCAAGGATCCCCCGGTTGATCTCGGCCTTGATCGAGTTTATCGATGCAGCGGCAAGTCTATCGAAATGCTCGCCGATGGCAAGTCCGTGGATTGGCCTTGTCTTGACCGAAGCAAGGACATCACCAGAACTGGGCATCCTCAGGACGATACCGAGACTATCGACCAGGAGCTTGGCCTGGTACTCAAGCTCGTACTCACCTAGTGATACAAGCTTTGTCGCAAATTGATCGAGCAGCTGCTGATATCCCCTTGACACCGTCGTCTCCACTGCGTCAATGAGATTGCGGTAGGCCGAAGTATCGAAGGGGTTCCGTGACGCGAAGCCCCCGCGGCCTTTCAGCTTGGCTAGTAGGCTGGCTACTCGGCCGTATACTCGTGCGTTGAGGTTGCTGACCTCAGCTCGAGTAAATTGAACCTCGCTAGCCCTCAATCGCTGGAGCGCGATCGTATGCGCTAGGCTCTTGTTCCGAATCAGGCCAAGCCCTTTCACTGCTTAGCCTTCTTCACTTGGAACGGTTGAGGCTTCTTGTCCTTCTTGAGGGGTACGGCGGGGTTCTGAGTGTTCTTGGGTTGACCGTTCTCGTCGAGGTTCGGGTCGTTCACGGCTGGATCGCCGCCAATGCCAAGCGAGTTGAGCGAATCGACCTTGGCTTCTTCCGCAGCGGTTTCGACTTCGATCTCGGGGTCGATCTTCTCGCTGACGATACCGTAGCGTTGGAGCTCGCGGAGCAGCGTCTCGGTAGTGATCGCCTTTTCACGATGGGCTTGGAACAGCTTGTCGACCTTCTGGATGTTGTCGACTGAGATACCGAAGTCGGAGTAGATGTTGACGGCAAACTTCGGATTTACTTCATCATTCGACGCCTCGAGGCCGAAGGCCACTGCGGCGGTAAGGGCGGTGGAGCAATGCTTGCACCACATCTGAAGACGCGATTGATGCTTGGCCTCAGTGATCGAACGACCAGTAGCAGTGGGGTCACCAGAGGCCTTCTCGATGAACGGCTGAAGACCCATGATGGTCATCTGCTGTTCGAGTCGATCCAGGTCTTTGATACCGGAATCGTAGGCGGTTCCTTGGTGCTCAAGGTAGTTAGCCTTGGCGTTTGGATTCTCGGTGGCCAGCACATTAGTGGGCCCCACTCGAATGGTACCACCTTGCTTGACCAGGTCATCTTCGGTAATGCCTGCGATGAAGAGGAAGCCAATCCGAATGAACCGCAGATAGTTTCGCTGCTGACTCGAAGATTGCCAGTGAGCGATGTTGAGGTCAGCCAATTCGAGCAGCGGAGGCTTAGTGACGAACGGAGAAAGCTCCTCGTTGGCAAACCACGAGAACAACGGAACTCGACCAAACGAATGTGCGCCAGATGAATCGAGTTCGAACTTACCACCAGATTCGGCCAAGTAGATCTCCCATGAGGTCTTGGTATACTTGGTAACCCGAACGTATTGTGTGTCTACGTAGGTGGTGGTATTGGACTTGATGATGGTATCACGGATGTGGATTTCCGTGAGCTCCAACGCACCCGTCTGGGGATCCTTTTCGTGATGCCACCAGATGAGGTTGTATGGACTAATCACAGTGAAGGTGGGAGTAACCTTAATGTCGTCGGCCAGCGTAGGCGCAGTCCCAGGCTCAATCGGCTTCTTGGGGAGATCGACCAACAAGTGGGCTACCCCGTAGTTCACACCAAACGCAAAGAACTGTTTGGCCACATCGCTCAGCGACTTACCGCTACCGTTTGCGTTGGCCAATACCTGCTTTGACTTCTCCGTTGGATGGTCAACAACGATCTCCCTCGAGAACGGCTTAGCCACACACTTCTCGATGGTATCCCGATACGCCCCATACAAAAACGAGTGCGTAAGGCGGATATTGTAGTTATCGTTATCCTCGAGTTCTTCCTTTGGTAGGAAGAGTTCTCGATTGGCCCTCATCTCGTCGGTATGACCGGTGAGCGCCAGTGGGCCAACCTTGTACCAAGTCGGCTTGATGGCGATATACGCCAAGCTCTCGTTGTTGATGCTATTAAGGTCGAGAACCTTGGCGTCTGTCGCCGTTGCCTTCGTCTTCTTCTTCATGGCATGTTACTTCTTGTGCGCGTCCACATACCCCTGCGTGATAATGTAGGTGCAGGTGATACATGCCGCGGCGATGACGCAGGTCATTGACAGCTCAGGGTGCTTGGCCAAGAGCTCAGACGCGGCGCTGAGGAATGCGGCGTTGCCAAAGACCATGGTCATGGCTTTCTTAGAGCCCAAGGTCTCCAGGATTGTCTGAAGAGCCTCGCCGACCAGCTTGAGATTGTTCGGCGGTACGGGGGGGACTGGCGGTTGAGCTGATTCGGTCATGCTACGTATTCCAAAGCGCCCGCGTCCGGGCTCGTCGTGTAGTCTCGGAGAACTCCGTCGGCGTCGCGGAACGACCACGCGACAGGCGTCCCGTAGTCGCGCGCGGCGCTCCCGGATTGTAGGTGTAGGTCGCCAGGGAGCGCAACAAACGACGGGTCGATGTCCAGCAGGTTGTGGTCCACCGTGACTGTGGCCGCGCCGGTCTTCAGCGTCCGCGTCGTCGCCGCTGGGGCATAAAGGATGTTGTTCTGTAAGAAGATGTTGGAGCCGGACGTAGCGTTGAGCAGCCGGATCGTTCCGCTCATCGTCACGTCGGTCGCGACCGTGTTGTGGATGATCCGAACGTCCTCGGGGGCGGCCTGCGGCGACAATCCGTAAGTATCGACGAACGCGAGACCGCAGGACGTGATGCCCTCTCCTGCGTTCACGTTGACGGTGCAGTTGGCAATCGTGATTCGACGTCCGCCAGTGTGGATCTGGTAGCTGTTGTTCGCGCCCGTCCCGACGTTGAACACGCACCCATCCACCAGCACGTCGTCCACGTATTCCTCGTGGCCGGTGCTCTCGCTTCCGATGTGCCACGGCCAGACAGTCCCGCAGTCGGTCGTGCATCCGTCCACGACGTGATAGCGGCTGCCCGTTTCTTCCTCCTGTCCGGCGACGTGATCGTGCGCGCGGATCGTGAAGCTGTGCGTGCTGCTCGCGGCCTTGGCCCATACCATGCCGGCGAAATGGCACTTACGGCCGAACTGAACGCGCGTGCCGTGCGTCGATGACCCCGACGTCCCAAACGCGGTGTTGAGCAACATCCACCGCAGGCCGCCGATGTAGGCGCCGTATCCCCGTGAGCCGATGGAGAAGTCGCAGTTGGCGATGCAGTTGAGGTCAGGCGGGTCGATCCCGTAAGTCTCGGGGACCGACGTGCTCAGGTTGAAGTCGTAGTTGAACTGGCCGCTGCTGTTCTTCAACCGGTAGAACAGGAGTTGGTCGCCTCGGTAGCTGAAGGCTGCGAAGTGCCCCGACGTCCCGCCATTCGTGTAGCGGAAGTCGATATCCATCACACGAACGTCATTCGCGATGATTGTCGAGCCCGAGCTACCGAACGTCAGCACGTTGCTGTTGTGGGCCACACTGACGATTGGCGCGTTCGAGTCGATACCTCGTGCATCCAGTGTTCCCACAGTCCCCCATGCCCCGAGGATGGCCGCACTGGTGGCTGTGATTGCAACCGTTGCAGAAGATGTGAACGTTTGCCCCTTCTTGAACAGAACTCGCTTGCCGCTCCCCAGGTATGCCAACGCCACGGCGTCGAAGTCGCTCGACGTGACCTGCGTGCATCCAGATGGCGCTCCGGTGAAGTCGCCATCGGAGGCGACGCAAACCGTGTCGGTGCCGGCGAACACCACGTCGGGGTCGCTGACCGTGATCGTGACACCGCGCGTTGCCAGGTTGCCAAGGATGTCGCGGACATAGAACACGACGTCATAGGTTCCGGGGGCATCGAACACGTGGGAGACAACCGCCCCGCGGTTGCCGCCGTCGAAGCTACCCGACGGATCGTCGAAGTCTGCCCAGTAGTCCAGCTCAGCGAAAGGGTTTGTCGCGTTGTCGCCGGTTGTTCCCGTTAGATCGAAGTGGACCGCAAGCGGCGCGACTCCACTCGTTCGGCTGGGAGTCAACGCAATCGTGATTGGTTGTGAACCACGACGTTTCAAGGAACCACCAAGGCCTAGACCTAGTCCGAGCATTGATCTACTCCTAGCTACGCTACCGATGCCAGTGAGACTTGTTCGCCGACGGCCGTCACGCTGAAGTAGTGGGTTCGGCCCTTGCCGAGTCGAACGCCAGTTGACGAGCTGGCGGCAGCGGGGGGAGTCCCGAACGACGCATAGACGTCTTCGGTGTCGTCCACCTCGATACGCCAGATGACCTTTGTGGGTTCGTTGTTGTTGAGGTGAGCATCATCGGCCTGGACCCCAGAGGTAGCGGCCGTACTGGTTACGGTCATTTCTCCGATGTCCAAGAACTTCGATGCCATCACCGGAATGGGGGCGAACTGCGAGAACGCAGAGTCGACGGTACCGAGGGCCACTTGAACTTGTCCCATGTCAGATCACCAGGCCCCTGAGCAGGGCACCAAGGGTTGAGGCCATCGAGGCCAGGAACATGCGGTCGTCTCGAATGCGGCCGCGCATTTCGTGGAGCTTCACCACGGTTTTGGTGATGTCCTCATCGCTGACCATTTCGAGGCCTTCCAGGACCTTCTGATGAGCGAACTTGGTTGGATCGAAGCCCTCGAGGCTCATCGGTACCTTGTTGGGATCGACTTGGCCGGTCTCGGGCGCGGGAGGCTTCTGGTTGGGTACCATCGTCATTTGGTGGGTGAGGGAGTAGGAGGAGTAGTAACAGCCGAGAAGAAGCCGTTACGGAACCTGATCCACAGGTCCTTGTAGTCGAGCTCGATCAGCTCGCCCATGGTGCTCAACTGAGCATCGAGCAACGTTTGATAGTTGCTCTTGTTCTGGTTCATGGCCGCTCGAATCGGCGCGGTCTGAGCCGTTGACACTCCGAGTGACTCGATCTGGGTGATGAGTCGATCCAGGAGAGTGGTTTGCGACTCGAAAGTCGCGGCCATCTTCTGCTCGCCGTTGATGAAGCTGGTAACCAGCTCCTTGTTCCCCGACAGCGAAGAGACCCAGCTACAGCTGCCTAGCACCGCAATGAGCGCAAAGACCAGTAGCCTGTGGCATTGATGGATCATGCCGACGATTGTCTGCTTTCGCGTCTGGGTCGTCAACCCTTGTGACGTTGATTCCACAAGACTAGCTCAGCTGTTCTATGATCTCGAAGGCAATCTGAGACATCTGGGTCTCGGCCTTTGCATAGTCACGAGCAAGTCGCTTACCCCACCATGAGTTCGAGTTGAACTTGCCAAAAGTAACTCGACTGTGTAACGCCCACCAGATTCGGTAGGCATTACAGGTGTAGATGTCGTGCTTCAGCTTACGTTCCATACTAATAGGCAAGTCGTAGGGGATACCGAAGACCTCTGAGATTACTCGAGATTCTCCGCTACCTATCGGGTCGAGATCGGGATCGAAGTCCTGGTCATCCATCGACAGTGGACCGTCACTTCACAGCCGTCCACTCGAGCGTGGACAGGTCGGGGTTCGTGACGGTCCTTTGCCAGATGGCTTCGGCCTTCGCTCGATCATCCACGTTGACATTGAGTGATGGCGACTTGGCAACGAACAACGGGCCAGAGTACCACTTCCACCATCCAAGCGACCCAACCAGCATATCCACTGCGTTATCAGTGGCAGCACCGGCTCGAGGGTAGACGTAGTAGGACGCAGGGTTCGCGGCGCCGCCATCGAGCCACTTCAGGCCGTTGATCGGCAACACATCGCCCGTCCGCGAGTCAGTAACGGTTGACCACTTGATGATGCTAGTGCCCAGATACGCGGCGAACTCGGTGAACTTCTCGGCGTCCTCGAGGCGGCCGAGGCGAATGAAGGCCCGTCGTTCCTCCAACGCGCCCAGGACACACAGCCCATCATTCCACGGCACACTGAAGCGCGCACCGCTCAACACTCGCGGATCCGGGTCCTTCCACTCGACCACGCGAACCGGATTGTAGTGCCACTTGTCCTGATCGCGTTGACGATCGGCAAGTTCTGCGAGGCCAAGGCTCAGCGCAAGGTCTCGGTCAGCACCGTTGGTGATCGTAGCGATCTTCGCCCAGCTCTGCATGAGACGACCGGTGGCTCGAGGGGCATCGAACCATCCTCTCGCTGGCATCGCACGCATCTCGTCCACGGTAATCATATCGTGGATGCATTCGAGCAACAGCGGGGAGCCGCTGAGTGCGTAGCCACAGAGTGTGTAGGCGTCTCCGCGGTGCTGGTCGTCCGCGTAGAAGTGGCGAAGCCCAATGGTCAGGTCTGGGACGTAGTTGTTCGAACCGCCTGGTTTACCAAAGGTGTCAGGGCTCATTCGCGGTTCGATGTTCATCTGCCATGTCTGAACACCCGGTCGAATGGCCTTGGTTACGCGACGACCATCGAGTTCTCGGTGGTGTGCGGCTCGGCGCCAATAATCCAGGGCGCTGTCTTGTAGCTCGTAGACCCTCCATGGGTCACCTTGCAGCGCAATGAGATCCTTCGTGGCACCGAATGGCAGCTGATCGCCTGTATCGTCGTGCTTGCCGTGGTTAGCATAGGGCCTCGGATCGAAGTACCCTCCCGCTCGCTGCGTGGCCTCGATCACCGCAGTAGGATTTGCTCTCTGTGTAGTCCGTGGAACCTCACCAAAAGCCATCCAATCGTTCGGCGACTGAGTCCAGTCACAGGCAGCAACGAGCGGCGCTTCCGCCGCCGCGGCCTCAAGCCGCGCGCGGTCAGCGTCGTTCAGATGCTTGTCCTGATCTTCGAACGAGATCGGCAAAGGCGAATCGTCAACCGGGAGGATGACTCCGCGGAAGGCGATGCCAACGCCATGGGGCAACATACCCCGGTAGATCGTATAGCCCTTGTTCCACTTGGCAAACCCGTTCGGCGCTGCGTTGTAGAGCGAGAACGGCTCACCGTCGATCGGCCAAGCACCGCTGACCAGGTCGAGCTTGACGTTTCCCTGTGACCAACTGGGTGAAAGCGGATTGCTCCAAATAGCAACCCCCTCCATGTCCACTGCGTCTTGACCTTCCCAGAAGGTAGTCCACAGAGTGAACGTGTATCCCCTAGCCGCTTGGCTCGGTGCGCCCGTATTGCCACGGAACTCCCAGGTCTGTGACACCTGCGAGCTTCGAACCATCGTGCCGGCCTTCAGCTCGATGTTCGACTTCCACACGTTCCCCTCATAGATGACCAGGCGCATGACCACTCGGTTCGGATTGTCAAGCACCCACGGAGTCATCGTGAAGGCGGTGGGAGGGATCGTGGGAGGGATCGGCGCCCAGGTAGTCAGTGACAAGGTACCTTTGGCCGGTACCGTGCACTTGATGTGCCACAGCTGGGTCGTCACACCGAGTTGCTGCGCCTTGTAGGCGGGGTACTTCCCATTCGCCAGACATGCAGCGGGCAACGCTGCGGCCTGGGACAGTGGCATTGGGGCAACCACCCATCGCGTCTGTTCCTTGCTAGCAGGATTAGCGATGTTGATGGTCTGTGCGGACACAGATGCCGTGAACGCCAGGGCAAGCATGGCGAACAAGGCAATGTAGAACAGGAGCGCTCTCGCGCGAACTGCACGGTCTGTGTTGGTAGTCATGTCCATTCGATCCATTCGGAGGTTGTAGACGTAGATTACGCCGATTGCAATAGGGCTGTTGGGCGACGGAGGGGGAACTTTCGGTGAATGTAATAGCCAATGCCGTCCGTGTGGTGACCAATACCCTCCTTCTCGCACTTTCGCTTATCTGGTATACCCGCCGTCCCCTTCAACACCATCACACCTTCGAAGTCTTTGACTGTGTGGGGACAGGTCATCGGGTCGATCTGGAAGTGGTACTTCTCATCGGTCGACTGGATACGAGCATTGACGGAGTTAATCCTCGCTTTTACCGGCACCTTGCTCAAGGAGAACGCATTACGCAAGCGTTCGCCGAACACCGGGCGGAATATCTGCTTGATCAAGTCAATATCAGTACCCGCCGTCTGGCTAGTTTCTCGGTTACCACCAGATGGATCGCCAATCATCACCACAGGTCCCTTGTGGTTTCGATACTTAGCCAAGATATCGTGGCACACTCTCGGGGTCGAAGATCCCACTGGGACATGGATCTCGTCAATCACCTGTGTAACGCTGGCCGAGAACTTCTGGAAGACAGATTGCGGGAGCGAGCCTTGAGTCGGTGGACCCTCTTGCACGATATTCGCAGTGCCAGGTTCCACGTTGAAGTCAAAGGTGATGTATAAGGGCTCGGTGGGGCGGTAACGGAGCCTAGTCCCGGCGTGCACCTTTCGCTCAAAGCCATAGTAGACAGCCCCATCGAACGACTCAAACGTTGCATCCACTTCCTGGGAGAACGTCTTCGGGTCGAGCTTCTTCCGCAGCGACTCAACCTCCTTGGGGTCCATGATGTCTCGTGAAGACCACGTGAACCCCGCCCATTCCTCATCGTCGGGCGTCGATATCACATCCTGCCAGAGATCGTAGTAGTGATTACGACCTTCCGGCACTCCGATCAGCCACGCCCACCCCGGCGGACGATCTGGCGTGGACAAGGCAGGTCGGATATTCGCGTCCCACGCCTCCTCTCGGCAGTTCCCATACTCATCAATCACGATCCCATCCAACGGCCGACCCTCGAGTCGTTCCGGCACATCCAGTCCAATCACCTGGATCTCTGCACCATTAATCAAGAAGATGGTTCGATCCGATTCGCTCGGCCTACGAAGTTGCCACGACTTGGGGATCATCGCCTTCAGATCTCGCCAATAGATCTGGACGGCTTGTTTCTGAACCGGCGCTGCGAACACAAACCAACCATCGGGGAGTGTGCAAGTAACAGCGCTCAACACTCCAAAGCGCTTTGCGATTGCAGTCTTTCCCGAACGTCGTCCCGCCGGCACCATACGAAAACGCGCGTTGGAAGACCAGAGCGCACTTTGGACGGGGTGATAACGAAACGGAGTCCACAGGCGACGGCCTTTCTCCGTCAATTCCTCGCTAAGGGTCTGTTCCAGGTACTCCGCAGAAGACAGGGACGAAGAGTAGAGCGGCGCTGGACCCTGCGTTATTGGAGAAGAGATGCGACGGGAGCGGGAGCGGGCGGTACGAGCAGTGGGTGTCATCTGGGACGCTAGCCCTTTAGTCGCCGAGTAGGTGCATAACGATGCTCCGCTTCTTCACCCGTTCGACGGTGACACTTAGGACACTCGATCTTGGTGAACGGGGCATGTGATCCAGAGGGAGTCTCACCGTGCGCAACCCATGCGAATCGGCACGACTTACGGGAACACTCACACGGTGCATTCCGGAAGCCGTCCTCATCGATGAAAGCAGCTTCACGAGTAGAGTAACGATGGTTGCTCATTATGCAGGTTGGTTAGGGGCCCCAAACTCGCTACCGCGTGGGGGTAGGGGTCGGGCGTTACAATCGCGAAAAATAGGGGGGTGGGGGGGACGCATGTCAACTCCAAAATCGAAAAAATCATGCATCGCAATGACCATGCCACGACCACGACGCAATCGCCGTGCCGTATACGCGCACAAATTCCGTGCCGCCGAACCGTCTCGTCATCAACATTTCCCGCATTATTTTCCCGTGCGTTTTCGACCAATCTCGCTCGACGAAATTCCCGCTTGTGAAACTGTTACGATATCGTATCGATAACACGAGTGCAATGCGTTGCAAACACACACGTTGCGACACACACGTATTGTGTTACGACTCGTCTACGATAACGCGATGCATCGATTTTGTGCATGATCGCACGCAACGACACAACTCGTTATATTTAAACGAGTTACGTCAATCGAAATATTTTCGCGCATTTTTCGACGCGTCGCACGACGTTTGCATTGTGTCGTTCGTCGCACGACGCGACGCACACAACACAACACAACACAATGACACACGAACACGAACACGCGCACACGATCGAATGCGATGAAAACGACGTAACGACGTTGCGCATCGCGGGCATGATCGACGACGACGACGACGCAATTGACGCGTTGCACGTGCCGAACATCCGCGTAATATATTGCGCGACGTTGTTTGCATACGTGGCACGCACACAATGCAACGTCGTGCTGCGCAACGTACAGACGCAAACGTTGCACGCGATCGAATGCGATGAATACGACGCAAACGCATACGTTGCGCGCGCAACCGTGCAAACGACACGTATGCACGTCGCGATTGCGCTGATGGCAAACGACGACGTGTAACACAGAATTCGTTTCGAACAAGGGCGCACACGTCGTGCGCAATAATTCGGGACAAACAAAAGTCGCGCAGGGATGCGCGCAAAGGTAGATGCAATGAGCACGAAGAACGACAAGGAAACGGTCGAGCAGAAGGTCGAGATGACGGCGGAGCAGCGGAACGAGGCGATCGCGCAGGCGATTGTCGAGTTGCGCGACGCGAAGGGCGATCGCGGTGCGCAGAAGAACATTCGCGCGAAGTTGCGTCGGTTGGGACACGTCGGCGGGTTGAGGGCGATCGACGGGGCGAAGGACGCGAAGGACGCGAAGGACGCGAAGGACGAGAAGGTCGTCGCGAAGGTCAGCAAGAAGAAGGCCAAGAAGGCGAAGAAGGTCGACGCGATCGCGTGAACGATATGCCCCCGTGCGAAAATCACGGGGGCATTTTTCGCGACGCATTATGCCAAAATGGCGTTACGACCTCGTAACGGCCCGTGTTACGACCCCGTAACGCATGACAGAATGGCGTTACGATCTCGTAACGGACATTTTTTATCCATCCGCTAAATCTGCTATTTCAAACCCCCTCAACACATACGCGACGGGGGACGGCAGAAAAACGATGGGCATACGTTCACAAGTAACAACTCCTTCAAGCAAAAAGAGAACCAGGCAATGGAACTTCTCAAAGTAAATCGAGGCAAACGCGTCGACCTTTTCATCGGCCCAGAACACACGGTCAACACATTCGATTACTCCGTCAATTACTCCGTCGATGGTCTCGATGTCGTAGAATGCGAACGGTCGGGCAGGGTACATAATTGCCGCGATATGTTCGACGTATTGACGGCAGTGAGGCAATCATTGCCCGCCGATGCACGCATTACCTTGTTCCATGCGGCACTCTCCGACTGACACGGCATCCGTACCAACGTATGTTACGCCATCGTAACACATGCCAAAAAGTCTGTTACGAAGTCGTAACTTCCCCGGTGCCCTCGCCTTGTTTGCAGCCGATCACCACTGCATAATGAAACCGCACACGGACAGGCATTCCCACGAAACAATCCTACGCAAGTAACAACCTATGGACGAGCAAAGAAAACTGAGCGATGCGCAATCGTTCGACGAATGGCGAAGCTTCATGAAAGCCGCATGCCATCCCCTCAGCCCGGCGTTGTATACACTCTTCTGCCAGGCCCGGCTCGACCTGTATAACACACTCTCAGGGTCTAGTTCCTGGGCTGGTATCTGTGACCACAAATGGCGGATGTTCGAAGACGTAGGCCCTCGCTGCGTGAAATGCCATCAGTACAGGTTCGAAGGAGACCTCGAGTAACAACCCTCAAGCAAACAAAGGAACGACAATGAACAAGAAGTCACTAGGCAGTCACGTAGTGCGCTGGAATGCGTTCTGGATCGACGTCCACAAGCAATACGAAGATTTGGACACGTTCGGAAGTTCGGAATGTGCCGGTCAGTTGTTTAGGTCGATCAGCAAAAGGGCAGACGAGCTCATTCAACAGATGGGGTATCGAGACTTCGCGGATTTCAAGGCGCGGGTCGTCGCTGCGACATCACGACGCTGGGCACACAACCACCTCCCGGCATACGACTACTAGGGGGGATCATGAATGACGAATACCTCTATTCTCTGCTTGCTGAATGGGGCGATCGATTCCTTGACCAACTGACCGACCCAGCGCTTGACCTTACACCGGGGCAGCATTGGGCACGGCTAGCAAGGATCATTCGATCGGACGGATATCCACTCCGGATGGCCGTAGTAATGGCCGATGCCATGATGAAGGCCTATTTCCCCGATTGGGAAAGAAAGCTCTAACAAGTAACAACCAACAGGAGCAACAAGAAAACCATGGGTGACAAGTTCCTACTCGCAGTGGGTAGCCTAATTGACGGCTACAATTTCATAGGCCCTTTCGATACTTACTCGGACGCGGTCTACTTCGTCGAAGATTCCGATGGGGCGATCGAAGACGGGTACTGGACGGTATTTGCCCTGAAGCCACCTTCGCCTAACCCGTACCTGGCCAACGGCGATGAAACCCCCCATACCTAAGTTCGAATTCCACGACATCGTGGAAGTAAAGGCAAGGTACTGGGGTGAGCCCAAAGGCCAAGGCATTGTCACAAATGCCCGCAAGACCAAACACGGATATCTGATGGTGCGGATGGACAAAGACGGCAAAGAGTATGCGGTCCACTACTCATGCCTCACCTTTGTGCATCGGCAGCCGCGATCTGACAAATCCTCTGCATCACGAAGTAACAACCATCAACCCTGAAAAGAGAATCATGCCTCCAAAGAAACGTGACCAAGTCCACAGGCCGAATTGCAGCCCACCTCGTGTGACCCTGGCCCTCGAGCCCAATACAGGCTACGCCGTGCAGCGAGTCAAACGGGCCGACGATCTGCAGTCGATCGCGTTCGCAATGATCGGTCGAGAACCGAGAGAACACTTCATTGCCTTCTACCTGGACACACGGAACAACGTCATCGCGGTCCACAACGTGTCCATTGGCACGGCAGAAGCGGTTACGGTTCACCCTCGAGAGGTGTTCTGTCCCGCCATTCACTGCTGCGCCGCCGGTGTCATCGTGGCACACAATCACCCATCGGGTGACCCATCACCATCCAAGGAGGATCGCCTGATTACCGATCGCTTGCGAGCGGCGGGCGAATTACTAGGAGTGCCACTCCTGGATCACATGGTCATTGGCGCTACTTCGTTCTACTCCTTTGCCGAGGAATTGATTCTGCCGAATCGTTCCACTGCGTAAAATAACACCGGGGGCGTTGATGTTGGCATATGCCCCCATTACGATCATAGTGTTACGATACAGCGTAAGGTAAACGAACGATGCAAGAACCACAAATAGCGGGCCCTCGAGCGGTTACTCAACTCATCGACGAAGCGCTAGACGCCTTGATGAATGACTTGGGTAGCCGTTCTGTCCGCGATGATCGCCGTGACCTGTTGCTACAGGCCATGGCGTGGTGGGCAAGCAGCGACTACACCCTCACTATGGACATCAGCGACAGGCGATTTCTTCTTACCGTCAGGAGGATCAAATGAGCCAGCAGCAGAAACTCCGCAACCTGTTGACTTCATATCGGACGTTCCGGGTGAGGATCAATGCGGCAATCGCGTCGAACGAACGTATCAAGTTGGCACTGAAGGAGCTGGGCGATAATGCCTTGTGGCAAATGGCCGAGCTCAATACCTACCACAGGTATTACGAAGATGACCTAACGGACATCCTCGCAGAGGTCGACGATTACCTCAGCAACATCGAGGACATGGTAAAGTCAGGCCTGTGGGGGGCAAACAACAAATGACCGCGTTCGACAAAGGCGATACAATCGTCGCAACCGTGACATCTCAAGGACTGAAGGCGGGTAATGCCTACAAGGTAGTAGGCGTTCATTCGACTTCGTTCCTCACCGGGATCCTGACTTCCTATTCGGTCGTTCCCCCGGACGAGAAGAAAAAGGACAAGGAACCCCGAACGATCTTCAACCTCCACCTACTCGCATACCGCACGGAGACCGGCAATGAACACCCGACAACGTGAACGAGTGAACGAGATGCTGTCCATCTTGTTCATCCTCTTCTTCTTGGCCATCGCATTGTTCTGGCCAATCTGATGGCTACCATTCGATCGATCGCCGCTGCAACATTGAGGCGAGCGGCGGAGATAATGGGTCATGCCTCAAAATGGGTGCGCGAACATCTCGCAGTCGATGCCTACAATAAGCCTGTAGTGGTCCATAGCGAATCGGCAGTGAGGTGGAATCTGCCCGGATCGATTCAACGATGCTCCCCCAACCTGACCATTACGATTGTGGCAATGGACGCAGTGAGGCGTAACGTCGATCTGAAGGTAGAAGGCGTGAAGAACATAGGCGAATGGAATCAGTTGCCTACCGTGGAGCAATCGCATATCGTAACCGTTTTACTTACCGCCGCGAGTGAACTAGAATGATGCCCGTAATCGACATCGACGTTGTCCGCAAATACAACCACTACCGTATCCGCCGGTCCAAGATGTTCGATCGGGAGTGGGTTGTGGTTGCATACAGCCTCAATCCCGACTACCCGTGGGAAGTCGTCTACCCCTCTGCGAACATTGCCAAGGTCCGCGAGGTGATCGCCCGTCTTCGTCGATGCGGTTATACTCGCCGATGACTGCGGGCTTTTTCGTAGCCACTGCGGAACTTAGTGTTCGACGCGTTCGACGCATTGCCACCGATATGACCTCCGGCGTCTATCGGTCGATTGTAGCTGCCAAAATTCTATGTGTGTAGTGATACGTAGTGCAGACGATCGTGACCAGGGGGACGTTTTAAACGCCGTCGACTGTTACGAGTTCGTAACGCCAAAATGTCTGTTACGAAGTCGTAACTTCTGCTGAGGCAGTTCCTTGTTTGCTCGCTAAACGCCGGGGTGATCGGCGGGGAGCGAGGGAGCGGCTTTTTACCGCTACAACCTCTTGCAAGTAACAACTCCTCTTAGCGAAAAGAGGACTGGCTTTTTACTTGGGCGGAGCGCTGAAGACCGCGGCAATTTGCCGATACAGTCCTTCGCTCATGACCAACACCCTGAATGCCTGAACTCCATCGGGGTTAGTGGCCTCGATCGTGAACGATGCGGGTGAGGTCTTCGCTGCGTTCAATGCCGCGAAGAGCTTAGCAACGACCGCTGCATCCATAGAGAGACGGGGAGGTTTAGGATCTTCGTTTGTCACGAGTTAGGTTCCATGAAGACTTTGAAGTTAAGATCAGGGCAGTTGAGGGGGATGACCAATATTCCATACCTGAAGTAGTTGGGGTCATTGCCTTGCATGCTGTCCTGGAAGATTCGGGTCATTGTGTCGATGTCCGCTCGAGCGAATCTTCTGCGAGTGCGAGCTGTTACTGCGGTCTCCCCGAAGAACAGGTTGAACGACAGGTCTTGGAACACCAATGCCAATTCCGGGTCTCGTATAGAGGTATGGAACTGCCAGTAACAACCATCTACCTTTTCCCTCAGCCCCCTAGCCACTACGATGTGCTTGGAGGGGGTCATCATCGGGAAGAACTGAGAGTCGTGGAGGCTAATTCGAATGTTGATCGGTCTCGATTTGGTGGTCGTCATAGTGTCGCTCCCAATTGGATCGACGGACTTCTTGATGACAGATCGGACAGGTCACAAACAACCAGGCCCTTGATTCATCTTCTTCGGTGCTCATTTTGACTTCTTCCTTTCACTGAGTCGTTGCGCAAGCGAACTGAACACTACTTCAAACTCAGCGATGCTACGATGAGCGTAGGAGTAGTACCTCGGGTGGAACATCGAACAGATAGTCACTTCTTTCTGAGGACCAGGGCAGATGATGATTCGGCCATTGACAAATGAGATATGAGGGTTCGCCCTCTTTGCCACTGCACCAAAAACCTTGGCGCCGAATACGATGATGGTATCCGGGTCGAGGGCTTTGAGTTCGTGCAGCAGGTACTCCGACATGCAAGTACTGACACATTGAACAGTGCCATCGTCGGGGATGTTCGACGGGCATTTGGTCAAATAAGTCATGTATGCCATCATCGGATCGATCCCGTCCACCGCAAATCGCAGGGCGTTCCTGATCGCCACGGCACTAGGAGTAGACGATATGGTAAGCCTTGACTCGGGGTCCTTTGGCGAAGGGCTTGGGAGTATCAAGACCAACTTCCCAAAAGGGGGCTGGGGAATGAGCTCAGCCAGCGGGCTGGTCGAGGGGAGCCACGGCGATACCGGGTTGCTCAGGCCGGGGCATTTCCGACACGACGGGATTTGCTTCAGCAGGTTGAGGAGCTGGGAGGGTGACTTCGGTATTTCCACTTGAGGTGACCTTTGCCTTGAGATCGTGAAGGAGCGCAATGCCGTGGGGAGGTAGTACCCCCTTCTGATTGAGCTCGAACAAGAGCCTTACCATGTCTCGGTAAAGCCGGTTACGGAACTGACGACGAGACTTTTGCCGCTTAGTGTACTTCGAACGGTTCGTCTTGCGGATTTGCCGAACGTACTTCTTTCGGCACTCTATGCAAGTATTCCGTCGATACGTCTTTGCACGCGACGAATTGACTATGGAAAAGTTCTCGATAGCCAGCTCTTGACGACACTCGCGACAGACGCGGGTGGCTGGTTCTTGAGTCGACATAGTGCACCAGTATATGGTGACACTTATGAAGAATCAGCCCCCGGCAAAAGAATCTCAGTTCTTCGAAGGCAGTTCAGGGACACTGTTCTTCAGACGCTGAGTGATGGCATGGAACTTATTGACCACGTCCTCGAGCGTTGTACCGTCGTCCACCTTGATGTTGTACTTGGACCGGTTGGCCTGCAACATGAAGATAGTGAGCTGAGTCTCGTACTTTCGTTCGACGGAAGTCATGTTACCGTCGCGGTCATAGTGGAACCTGAAAGTACCGTGTGTGGCCCGATCCATGGCCGATGCCTCGAGGTCATCGACGAAGCTTTCCCAAAGGTCGGTGAGTTCCGAATCGAAAGCCGAGTCGAACTTTCGTTCCCGGTTGATCGCTGCGCGATTAGTGCCGCACGAAACGATGGCGCGACCCATGTTCTTGGTCTTGGCGAAGATCTTCAGGAAACGAGTCTTCCAAGCCTGTTCGGGAGAGGGCCAGATCCTTTCCCATTGGGCGATTCGATCCTTCAAGCTACCCGACACCTTTTCACCCCTATTCAGTTTGTACTCGGGGATCTCCGGACTTGAGGGTTCGGACTTCGACTTCATATGCGGTATCGGAATAAAGGCCCCACGCTACTCCAACCAGTCATAGCGTGGGGCGGCACTCCGCTCATGCTTCCAAAGAACACCAACGGCAACATGCCATTAGTGATCGATTCACTCTAGGTCGAACTTTACCGAGTTGTCAATCCCGAACAAAACGGATTTAGTGGAATGAGACGGCTAGACCAACTTAGCCTTGCGAATTGCCCAGTCACCGATACCTACCGCATCGGCCTCATTATGGTCACGGCCCGACCAGTTCCAATGCTTAGCGACCCTTGCCTGAGTGATCGACTTAGGTGTATTGCCCTTCCACTTCCTAACAGGCACCAATGTTACCTTACAGAAGCTTGAAGCCATAGCCCTGAGCGTGAACACAAATGCCACCAATTTCTCGATTGAGCCTGTATTCGATGCCGCATCTGTTCGATAGTCAGGGAGTTCAATTAGCAACATAGCATCTGCCGCATTTTCGATGCCGCTTGTTGCATCAAGCAACAAGTCCATTACCATCGAAGTCATTTCATCGACCCGATCGACCCACGACAACGGATTACCTCTATCCTTGTTCTTCAGTTTTATGCCGGTCGATGTCACAAGCTTCCAGGTCGCCCAGAAGGCATCGGTCTTCTTGAATACCGCAAATCCGAGAGCTTTGATCGACGGGTCGACACAGACAAGGTATTTCGCCATTGCCGTAGTATATCTGACTCCCCTTCGAAATACGCCGCTATTTTAGCAAAATCCTAATGCCGCCCTCAAATGCCAATTAGTCAAGCGTATTTTTCATATCATCGTGCGCGCGCGCTGAGAAGCGCTCTAGTTTGTTTGTTTGTTTGTTTGTTTGTAGTAGATAGATAGATAGATAGATATATTATGGTATAGTATAGTATTATAGGGGTATAGTATGGGGGTTTGTGGGGCGTGTTCGTTCGTGTGTATTCGTGAGGGGGACTCCCGCGCGCGCACGATGATACGCGAAAAACGCTCGCATTTTCGAACAGCGAACTGAACAGGGCGAAAAAATGTGATAACATGGGGACTCGCCAAATGACGTACTATCCTCGAGTCGATGCGCTGATAGAAGCCATGCGATCCCCAGATGAGTGGGTGATTCGCAACCATACGCCAGGAACATCCGAGCTCTACTACCGAGCCGGTGAAGAGTTCAACGTATCATCAGCGACTCGAGGTAAGATAGTCGAACACATGGGCCTTGCATGTAGGCTGTTGGCATACAAGCGATGGCATCGTTACCTATTTGCGCCCTGCGGCCTACAAGCCGTGATCACTGCGCATTTTGCCAAGTATGGGAAGTTGCCGCAAGCGAACTATTGTGTGGTTGAATACGGCCTACGAAGGGACTCGGCCATGTTCTACCTCACGTTCCATAGAGATGGCGTATGGCGAACTGTGTATGACCTGAACGCCTTGACCGACCACCCGGCAATAAAATCACCAGGTCACCCATGGGGAACAGTGGCGGCCCAATGGGATGAGATCCCCACAATCAACTTCTACGGGTCTATCATCGGTGAGATTGGCCCAGTCGAACAACTAGTTACCTCGTTGATGAGGTCAGTAAAAGCCTCTGACCGTGACGCTCTCATTGAAAAAGCCAAATCCGCTGATAACCTACTCACATGAGTTACCACCAACATGAACTTCTGAAATATGCGGCTGACTTCAATCGCAGAATCGATAAACTACAGCAATCTCTCGATGAACTAATCGAAGGGGTGAACACCAACACAAAGGTGTTCTCTGATCTGCTGCAAGAACTAACCGGCATTAGACCGGAGTTCGAAAAACCATCACCTCCCGATAATCAACAATCAATGGAGATGCCAAGTTGAAGAAAACCCGTGAAGCGTCGTTCTACATCAACAGCAACCGGCCGAAGCGGAAGCGTAAGTACTGCTACAAGCCCGGCGACTTCGAGATGTCTGCAAGTTTTCGCCGGCCGGTTCCCGAGTCGACCGTCAGGCTAGTTGAGGCCCTCGTACCCCATTTCACTCAGGCGAGGATCGCGTCGATCATGGGATACTCAACGGCTACCATCGGGAAGATTGTCCGGATCATCAACTTCCGGAGCGCTCGTCAGTAATGTCCTGGAGGCGGGGCTCAGTGATACGGCCTATCTCACAGGCCGTTCCACAGTTTAGGCCTTTGCCCGGTCTATCCAATTGGGCTATCGAATGGCCTCGGATAAAACTGTGGGCCGGTCAGGCGCTAGGCATGTCATCGGTGATCCAGGAATGGGCAACAGGAATTCGGGTCACTGCATGGGTTCAGCCGTCGGGTCGTATTGCGGTGCTTGGTGATAAGGTAGACGATGATTTCGAATACACCTACCGATTCCCGCATTTCGTAAACCACCCATGGTACAAAATGATCCAGGACCGTATACCACCAAAGAGTGCAGTTGAGGGTATACTGATGGTACCCGGGTTCTCACGACGGGTTGCGGCTGAAGCTCGAAAATCCGGCAACGACTTCCAGATATGGTCGGTCGGGTTACCCTACTATGATGGTAATTCACTCCTGTGGGAGTCACCCACTGCAGGACTATCTAAGCTAAGCTCGCTTGAGTTCCCGACCATGTTCGCTATTCCCGTGAAGCGCATGGTTCAATTCCAGCGGCTATCCACGGTGGCCGATCGACGTAACTACCTAGAGAAAGAAGCCCTCGAGATGGGTATCGAGGGCTGGGTTCTCAAACACGATCAGGGCGGTTCACGAGCTTACCTAGTAAAGCCATTTGTCTCGGTATTCGGTAAAGTAGTCGAGTGGACCTATTCGTCTGGCGGGTATATCCGATCGATCGTGGTATCGATGGATAGGTTCAAATTGGAAGTGACCAAGTTCCCACCGGACATGCCTCAGCTGCTGGCTGAGATGGACAACATCAACGTCCTACGGGGGAGGAAAGTTGAAGTAAGGGCTGAACGCATTGAGCCGGACGGTACACTGATAAACCCAAAGTTCCATCGATTCGCGGGTAAAGCCACTCGTGAGATGATGAGCGTGGCCAACTTTGTTACCAAGTTCAAGGTAAAGCCCAAGGTTAGTAAATGGAAGTCAAGGCTGTTGAAGGATATCGGAAGCTAAAGCCGTATCAGCAGGATGCGCTGAAGTTTATTATTCAGCGAAGAGGTCGAGCGGGTGTGTTCATGGCCCCCGGTACGGGCAAGACCATCCTGTCGATTCGATATGCAAGGTCCTTTAAGCGGGTCCTGATCATCTGCCGTCGTGATGACTTCTTGACCTGGGAGTCCGAGCTTGAGCGAGAGGGTGAGGATGCTTCACGCATCCATCGAATCGAAAGTCCAAAGGACTGGAAGAAGATGCCGCCTGAGACCAAGTGGCTCATGTTGACGTATGGGCGGGCTAGGTCTAGTAAAGATCAAGCTATCGAGTTCGATGCCAATTGCTTGATAACGGATGAGTCACAGTTCATCAAGAGGTGGAAAGCTGCTCAGACCAAAGCGGTGGTCAAGATCAGTCAGCGAATTCCTAGGCGACTTGTGTTGTCAGGTACACCTCTCACTAACGACGCATGGGAGGACATCTGGTCACAGGCGATGGTGATAGACGGCGGTCATACGTTCGGTACTAGTTGGTGGTCGTTCATGAACCGCTTCTTCATCAAGCTAAGGCCTCCGGCTCCGCCTATGTGGATAGTCAAGAGCGAAAGTCATCGAACGATTCCCCGACTGTTATCGACAATCGCGTTCCATGTCCATGAGGACGACGTTCTGAAACTACCGCCGGTTCGTAGGCTGATGAGGTCAGTGGAAATGACGCCTGAACAAAGCCGAAGGGCTAAGAAGGTGATTGAAGAATGGGAGTACGAGTTCAAAGGCGGATCATTCGACATCGACCACGTTATAGTCAAGCTGTCTAAGCTTAGGCATATTGCAGGGGGCTTCGTATACCCTCCTAAGGTAGAGGGTAAAGCTCGGGGTAAGCCTGAATACCTCAAGTGTTCAAAGATGGCATTGCTGATTGACCTCATCAAGAACGAACTTGCAAGGAAGAAGAAAATAGTGGTTTGGGCGGCCTTCACTGCGGAGATCGACAAGATCAGTGAAACGCTGAGTCAGGCGAAAGTGAGCAATGTCCGGTTCTACGGTAAGGAGAAGGATCAGAAGGATGAGGCAAGGAGACAATTCCGAGACAATCCGAGAGTCCGAGTGTTCATAGGCCAGGCTGATTCGGGCATTGGGATGAACGAGCTGATTGTAGCCGATACCGCGATTTACTATTCTCACAGCGATCGCGTTATGTCAAGGCTGCAGTCAGAACGAAGAATCAGACGAATTGGATCTGAGAAGCATCGTTCTATCACTTACTATGATCTTGTGACTGAGGGTTCACCTGACTTGAAGTCACTGGAGTCTGTCCGTCAGAAGACAGATCTGGCTGACTTTATCCTCAAACAACTACGGCTCGGTCAACGACCACAAGACCTGTTCAAGTAATGCAAACGTTTCTACCATACCCGTGCTTCCGTCGATCGGTCGAATCGCTCGACAACAAGAGGCTGGGCAAACAAAGAGTAGAGGCCATGCAGCTTGTTAACGCCACTATCAAGATCCAATCGGGTGAGGTAGTCAAAGGTTGGGCAAACCACCCGGCTAGGATAATGTGGGATGGTAAGCTGGACGCGCTGAAGCTCTATCACAACTTAGCGATCGTCGAGTGGTGTAGGCGAGGTTTTCGAAACACCATGAAGTTGTTCGACTTACCCGATCGCATTGAGCTGCCCTGGTGGATTTTCTACGAAGACTTCCACAGTTCTCATCGATCGAACCTCCTGCGAAAAGACCCAACCTGGTACGGTCGATACGGATGGGTCGAGCCAAACAATCTCCCATACATCTGGCCAACTCCCCACAAACCAAACCAATGACCAAGTTCAAAGAGATCCGAGACAACTGCTTCATCCTGCCTAACGGTGAATGTGTTAGCCCGTTCCCCTGTGTGCATGGCGAACCGTGCGGCGAAACCATCGACGCAATCCTCCGACACTACGAACGGAAGAGCGGTGTCAAAATCACTCGCTTCTTGAAGGAGTATCCGAGTGGCGAAATCGAAGTGGCCCAGTTCAACTTCCACTTCAAGACCGACATGAGCGATGGTCAACCAGTCTGGTTCAACCAGCGTAAGTTCAGAATCATCCGTAGTGCTCGCGAAGTGAGTACCGCAAAGGGTATCGACACCATGAAGCACTACTTGATTGAGGAGCCATTCTGATGGTCAATCCAATTGAACTGGGGCTTCAAGCCGATACGCATGTCGTGTCCGCTAAGGCATCGAGCAAGTTCCTTGAGAAGCTCAATGCTAAGCTTCCACCCGAGACACGAAGGCTCATCATCCACAATCCGTTTGATGGTGAGGTCATCATCCCCGAAAAGATGATCTGGACGGCCTCATCCGTCAAACTCTTTAGGCAGTGTCCGCGGAAGTTCTTCTGGAAGTATCTGATGAGGCTAGTGCCTCGAGTTGGATCGCCCGCGCTGGCCGTAGGTACTAAGTTCCACGAGTGCCTTGGCAAGTGGTACAAGTCGAAGAAGTCGTCTATGGCCAAGATCACTACCATGGCCATGAAGGAACTCACCGAAGTGATGAGAACAAGCGCGGCGCTCTTCGATGAAGAAGATGCAGTGAAGATGGAGATGCAGGTCAACACTTTCGAAGGTATGCTCAATGGATATGCGAAGATCTACGAGGGTGATCGCGAGGTGTGGGATTTCGATCGAGACATCGGCATCGAGCGCCAGTTCTTGATCGACATGGGTCCATTCTTCTATGCGGGGTCGATCGATGGTGTCTTCAGGGAGAAGAAGACGAACTGGGGCCTCGAGCATAAGACCGCTTCGCTCATCACCCCCGAGTACATCCAACGGCTGGCTTTGGACACTCAGATCCAAGGGTATCAATTGGCCCTGAGTATGCTTACCGAAGAACCAGTATCGGGCATTGTCTACAACGTGACCCAAAAGTCTAAGCTCAGGCGAAAGAGCAACGAACCGTTGGCTGAGTTCAGGGATCGGGTTATTGCAGACTACACCTCTCAGCCAAGCAAGTACTTCTACCGCGAGAGGATTCAGTTCACTCGGTCTCAGTTGGCTGAGTTCTGCTTGAATCTCTTGCTGACTCATGCCCAGTTTACTGAGTTCTGTAACACAAGCTTCGTAACGAAGCCTAATGCCTGGTATACCAACGACTCTCACTGTAATGCCTACTTCAAGATGTGTGAGTATCACGACCTCTGCACAAGAGGTCTCGACAAGGGGACATCGCTCGGTCTTACGCAAATCGAGTCGATGCACCGGGAGCTTGGAGATGAGCCGACAATCTAGACTCTCTGACCTCGCAGCGATTTGGGATCAGGCCAAGGTCATGACCACCGAGTGTGAATGCTCATGCGGGTTTATCGGTGATAGGCCGAAGTTTGAAGCCTCCACATTGGTGGCTTCGCTGGCTTTCGGCTACATTCATCGATGCGGTCACCAGTTCAAGGTCATCGATGGGAATGCGGTATGTTCAGTCTGTGGGATGACTGAACTTAACCACCGGATCAGGTCAAAGGTCTAACCATTCTTTCTCAGAACGTGCAATTGTAACTGCCATTCGTTATTGTCGATCGCGTTCTGACTGACACAGGAGCTTCCCTTTGAAACAGGCACTTCGGCTCAAGAAGCCACTCGGAGCAAAAAGCTCCATCTCGAACTTGCCGACGAAAAAGTCGATCAAGTCCCGCGGCCCGAAAGACGAAGTGATGCTCTTCTATGGGCCGCCCGGTGTGGGGAAGACGACCTTCGTGAACGATATGGACGATAACGTCCTCTTCATGTCCACGGATCGAGGCACACGACACTTGAAGACCATGGCGATCGAGTGCTCGACATGGTTGGACTTCTTGAAGGTCCTGGAGCTTCTCGAGTCGAAGGACTCGCCGAAGTACAACATCATTGCTGTGGACCACGTAGATGACTGGGCGAATGCCGCCGAAGACTACGTATGCAAGAAGCTCGGCATCGACTCGTTGGGCGATGCGGGGTTTGCAAAGGGCTGGCGAGCATTCAAGAAAGAGCTCTTGACGTTCCTCGGGCGCTTGAAGGCGTTGGATACGGGGATTGTCTTCATCGCCCACGAGACGATCAAAACCGTCAAGACGCGCATCATCGAGACCGATCGAACGATGCCTGACATGGGCAAGAGCGCATGGAAGGTGATCGTTCCGTTGGTATCTGTGGCGGGGTACTGTGGATTCTCTCGCGCCAAGAAGAACGGAAAGCCGATCGAGATCCGCACCCTGGTTACGCAACCTTCGGAGGCGGTATACGCTAAAGACCGAACTCGTCGAAACCGCCCAGATGGCTTGGAGCGTCTGGACGGCAAGGCGTTCTACAACACGTTCCAAACCCAAACCAACAAGGGCTAGCAAATGGCTACCAAGAAGAAGACGAAGAAGGACCGGGTCGAATCAGATCAGACGACAGGCACGAAGAACATCTCCCGCGAGCTGAAGGCCCTCAACAGCGACTGGGCCGACGCCGAGGAAAGGGCCGGTGGCGATGCGCCAGACGGCAAGTACGCGGTGCAGATCGCCGATGCGTCGATCAACCACAGCAAGGGAAGCGATCGACTCCAAGTGAGTTGGCAGCTGAAGATCGTGGACGGCGATCATGCCGGTCGAATGCTGTTCAAGCACGACGGGATCGACAGCGCCGAGAGCCTCTCATGGCTCCGCACTGGTCTCGCTCGACTCGGTGTCGAGTGGCCGGCCAAGGCGGACGATCTTCCCGACGTCATCAGTGAACTGGTGGGCACGTTCGCCCAAGTCACTGCGAAGACCAAGGAAGGCAACGACATCCAGAACGTCTACTTCGATCGTGCGATCGATGGGGACGAAATCGAGACCGAGACCGAGGAGCAAGAAGAAGTGAGCAGCATCACCAAGGGTAGCCGTGTTACGGCTACGTTCGAAGACGGCGAAGACTACCAGGGCGTTGTCACCAAGATCAAGGGTGACGATGCCACTGTCAAGTTCGACGATGGCGACGTCGAGACGTTCGCCATGAGCGACCTCAAGCTCGTCGAGGACGAGGACGCGGACGAGGACGAAGAGGAAGCCGAAGAGGAAGATGAAGAGGAGGAGGCCGAAGACGAGGAGGAGACCGAAGAGGAAGACGAAGACGAAGACAGCGACGAAGACAGCGAGGAAGACGAGGAAGAAGACGAGGACGAGGACGAGGACGAGGACGAGGACGAGGAAGAAGACGAGGACAGCGAGGACGAGGACGAGGAAGTCGCGACCGTCACCTCCAAGAAGGGTCCCTCGGTCGGCGAGAAGTCGAACCTCAAGGGCCTGGCGAAGAAGCACAACTTCGACCCGTCCGAGTACGACAAGATCGAGGACCTCGCCATCGAGATGGCCAGCTACCTCGGCGTGATCGGTGAGTTCAGCTCGTGGGGCTCGTTGATCAGCGCCATGCAGAAGGCCAAGAAGGCGAAGAAGTAACCCTTCTAGCCACCGACTGGGACAATCGCTCTTTGATACTTGTACCGCTGCTCTCGACGTAACGATTCTGACCGGTCGAGCGCTCATGGCCTGACGAGCAATCTCGTCGTGTGGATGTGGTAAGACCAAAACGCTCTGGTAGCCGCGCCCACGTCCATACTCGACCCCCTTGACCTGGGGGTATATCGAATCCCATGAGCCATTACGTCGGGGGCAGCGGTGCTTTACTTTGAACTGGTCGGAGTCAACGTGAAAGCATGAGCCTCGCTGATTACGTCCGTAAGAAAGTTTCGCCCTCTGAATACTACTCGAGGGTGTTCGGTGAGATCCGATGGCCAGACGCAATCGAAGCTAGAGTGCTGTGCGTCTTCCATAGCGAGAAGACTCCAAGTTTGCATCTGAATAAGGACACAGGTGCATTCTATTGCCATGGCTGTTCCGCTGCGGGAAGATCGATCGTCAAATTCCACAGCGAGGCCAACAAGGTAAGCCACGAAGATGCGGCTAGCCAGATCTACTCTGAGTTCATCCACCCGACGATCGAACCGAGGAAGGTAAGGCAGTGGAAGCGCTTGTTAGCTCAGAGTCAACCGATGAAGAGCTACATCGAAGGTCGAATGGTCAGCGACGAAGTCCGAGACCGAATGAACCTCGGATACAACGGCCGCCGTATTGTGTTCCCCATCTACGACCGGTGGGGACAGGTCATCAACACCAAGCAATACGATGTTGACGCCAAGGCGAAGGGTCGCCCGAAGATGATTAACTACCGTGACCCAAATGAAAGTCGATCATTCGGGTCACCGACACAGCTGTATCCATTTTCCTCCTTTGCTATGGCCAAGGAGACTTGTAATGGGCGCATTGTTCTCTGCGAAGGTGAGTGGGACACACTTGCTCTAATATCCATTGGTATTGCAGCGATAACGTGCACCGCGGGAGTCAAGTCATGGAACGACGAGTACAACGAAGACTTCCGCGGCTTAGATGTGGTTATTGCCTACGACAACGACAAAGACGGTAATAGGTTCTGGACTCGACCGTTAAAGGCCCTTCGGTCGATCGCTAAAGCGGTATACCGGATCAAGATTCCAAAGCATGCTGGCAAAGACGTATCGGACTGGATGAAGGGGTCCGAGCTGATGCGGTCCGCCGATGCTTGGGAAGCTAAGATGGACAAGCTTCAGCCTGAACTCGAGAACCCGGACTCGGTGGTAGATCAAGATGTTCGAGAGGCTCCGCTCGATATCGTCGTCAGCGACAGCTCCTTGATCGAACGAGAGGTTAAGTTCAAGGCTCGTATTGCAGGCGAGTCAATGACTCCGTTTGTCGTACCACATACCGCACGTGTGTCCTGTAAGAAGACCTGTGATACGTGCCCAATGCAAGACACGGATCATGAGTTCAAAGAAGTAACCATTACCCCGAACGAGCTTGACTTCTTGGAATATGTGGGCGGGAGCAAATCGTCCATAATGACCAAGCTGAAGAACAAAGCTGGGTTCTCGTTCGCTACGCCGGAGTGCGGGTGTCAGGTTGAGGTTGTATCTAGGCAGTACTTGACTCAGCTCATCTTGAATCCCGCCATCGGATCTGGTCATAGGCGCCACGTCACTGCGAACACACTAGTCCCTGCCGACTTAGGAACACTACCGACTCGAGAGTACACATTTGAGGGTCGAGTACTACCCGATCCGAACAATCAGCTGGCATCAATCGTTGCGCCTCGAGCTTCAATCAGCATGACCGATGTTGAAGCGTTCGAGTTGAGCCCACGCGATCGCAAACGACTATCAGCGCTGTTCTCAGTCTCAAGTAACAACTCACTAGAAGAAAAGATCAAGGAGATTGCTGACTGGCAGTGGAGGAACATCACCAAGATCCCAGGTAGGTCCGATCTCCATATATCCGTTGACCTTGTATTCCATTCGGTCAAGAGCTTCTCGTTGAATGGGATGAGGCTCAAGCGTGGTATGCTCGATATCCTGGTGCTCGGTGACTCAGCGACGGGTAAGGGGTCAATCGCTGAGGGATTGCTTGACTACTATGGACTAGGCCAAGTAGCATCGGGTGAGGGGTCGACATACGCCGGTCTTGTTGCAGCGGTTGAATCCATCGGAAAGCAGTGGATCATTCGGTGGGGCTTGTTACCCATGAATAATGGTCGACTGGTGCTAATCGACGAGATGAGCTCAATGTCTGTGAATGACATCGGCAAGTTGACTCGAATCCGAAGCGAGGGTGTGGCGGAGTCAACAAAAGTCCGTAATGATCGAGCCGAGGCATTGACTCGAATGATCTGGCTCTCAAATACAAGGACTGGTAGATTGCTCTCGTCTTACCCGTATGGTGTAGTAGCGGCCAAGGAACTAATCGGAGCAGTCGAAGACATCCGTCGATTCGACTACATTTTGTTCATTGGCGATGATGAGGTAAACACTGACGAGATCAATACCTTCACCATACCGAACACCGACGACAGCGATAAGTTCGATGTGGAGGCATTCAGGAACCTCATACTGTGGGCATGGTCTAGGACTGAAGATCAGATCAAGTTCACCGACGTAGCTCTAAAGACCATCACTGAAGAATCTATCTTCTTGATGGAGAAATACCCAGCATGCGATATCCCTCTCATCCAGGGAGCTAACATTCGATTCAAAATCGCTAAGATTGCAGCAGCAATCGCTGCGCGCGTCTACTCATGCGACAAGAGCGGCGAAAAGCTCATCGTGAAACAAGAGCACGTCAAATACGCCTCCATGTTGATCGACACCTTCTACTCGAAACCTACTGCCGGCTATGATCGATATTCGACTCAAGCTGGTATTCGGGAAAAAGAGAAGCTCGCTAGGGAGCTCGATGACTTGTTGTCCAACGATACGTCACTGCTGATGTTGCTTGGGTCGGTGTCTGAGGTTTCACCCGATACACTGGCCAACGTGACTAGCGGTGATCCAATGATCGCGCGCCGACTGCTTAGCACACTGGTCAGTCACCGCGCGGTTAATCACATCCGGGGATCTCAGTATAGTGTGAATCCCGAGTTCATCAAATGGCTCGGGGAATTCGAACAGAATCGAACCAAGGCAAAAAGGAAGAAGTAACATGCTGTTGCCAAACATCGACTACATCAAGAAAACTTTCTGGGACCTCCAAGCGGGATGTGAGGCGGTGATATTTCCACTGCACACATTGACGATGGCGATTGACTCTATCTCTGAGCAGATCAGAGCGGGGACATCAACTCGTCAGATGTTTCGGAAATACTACTGCGAGCTTGCTCGACTGGCTCTGGCGCAATTGAATAAGTCGGGCGATATGCTCGACTTGAGTGAGTTCGCCAATATGTTGATGAGCAAGCATATCGCATACGGCGACAGCGGACTGATTAAGTGGGGTCACGCGGGTATGTTCATGCGGATCGGTAGCAAGGTCGATCGATTCGAGAACCTCAGCAAGAACCCATCGACTAACAACCTCAATGAGTCCATCGTAGACACCCTTACCGATATCGTCGGGTACTGTGTACTCGGCTCGGCAATGCTTGAACAAGGAAAGTGAACCATGAACATCGACGACGTGGAAAACCCTCTCAACATCCCGGTCACCGACTACGAGATGGTAGTCAAGATCTTCGAAGGCCAGATGGCCTTGATCCACAAGTACGAGCCCATTGAGGCTCGTAATGGGGCGGTGATTCCAACCAAGGTTGGCGAATACGCCATTTCAATGTCCGACATCCAGTGGCCGGCTTACTCGATCGATGATTCCAAAGTCCAAGCTCGGTTGAAGGACATGTTCTGGCGAGCCACTGAGGAGTTGGCCGAAGCGTTCGAGTTCTATCCGACATACGGTGAAGTGGAGGAAGGCACTTCATCGAGCTTCCGCCACTGCGTAGAAGAACTGATCGATGCCGTTCACTTCATGACCGAGGCATCCATCATCGCGATGGTTTCGCCGACCGACGTAGCTCGGATGGCGACTAAGTCGTTCGAACGAAGCGGGCTCACCGCGACTTCGACGCTCCGTAGGTCATTGAATCCCGAGGCGGTGGCGTCCGATCCGGTTGCATGTGATCGTATGCTGTGGAATACGATCCGGTATCTGGGGCTTGCCGCCAACACACTCAAGAACAAGCCGTGGAAGCAATCCCAGATGGCCACAGACGCGGCGATGTTCCGATCCATGTTCCTGGCGGCCTGGTACGAGCTCTTTGGAATCATCTCGTTCATGGGGCTCAGCATGAAGGATGTCTTCATCTTCTACCACAAGAAGCATGCGGTCAATCAGTTTCGCCAACGGAGCAACTACTGATGGGAACCGCATACAGTAACTTTGACCATCGATACGGCATGTGGTTCATTGAGGGCTCGGATATGACCGAGCTGATGAGCAATGCCGTCGATGGCCATATCGACCTCCCTGCGCCGGACGCAGTCCTCAACATCGAGACCCACCTCTATCACACTTGCCTCTACACTCCGGACTACAAGTTCGACCTCGACGTAGGTCGTGAGTTGTGGCTCAATCGGTCGCGGTGGAGTCGCCTCATTCGTGAGTATGTGCCCCTCGAGCCGCTGAGTCGATTCATCGATCAGGCAGTGGAAATCGTGACGGGCGAGTCTCGTCAAGGTGCCACTGCGAACATGATGTTCCGAGACCCGGATCGATACGCGAAGAAGCATCGATGGGGCGGATGTCTCATGGGAGCAACATTCCGGGGATCCCCGAAGGATCCGAACTCACCGTGCCTCACGATCTACTCGAGGACCACATACATGGGCTACATGGCCCTGCTCGATGCTGCAATCGCTAATCGGATTGCGGCAGCGATCGCCAAGAAGAGCGGGTACGAGGGCGACATCGCATTCCGGTGGTTCATCACATCTCAGCAGCTTCACTGCTTCAAGACCCTCCCGTATGTGTTTTCGAAGAAACACCTGTTCAAGGAGCTTGAGTCGCTCGCGAACCTCGGTAGGGAGGGGCTCAAAAAGAAGCGTAGTTCGATGAGCCCCACCTGGTACCACATGACCATCTGGTACTTGAAGATCCTTGAGGCATACAAGGAGCACGGTAACGACATGCTCAGCCACGAGAAGTACGGCCCATTCAAGCGGATCAAACGCCGCTGGATGGAGCATATGGGTCACAGCAAGAAGAACGTTCCACCAACCCTCAAAGTCGAAGCTCTGGGCTTCGAAAAGGCAGTCTGATGCGAATCTATCAGAACATCAAGGAAGCGGTCCGCGAAGTCGAACGAGACCTCTGGGAGATGGGTATCATTACCCGTCCCTCCAGCATGCAGAACAAGGTCGCTACCGACCCCGAAGAGTTCACTACCAAGGAGCTTCGAGCCTATGGGTTCCAGATCAGTGGTAGCCGAGATATAGTCACTCAGTTTCAGATTACCTCGCTGGTGGCCTACTTGATCGGTGAAGAACAAGTCAATGAGGTCTACAACTACATCACCGAGGAGTTCCATGATCGCTTCTATCGCAATCGCCCGCTCAATCCGGGGAACTCGTCGAAGCACCGACAGTCGGTGTGGAATGACTTCTGTGACGAAGAGGGTAAGTTCCACTACACCTACTCGGAACGTATCGTACCGCAACTCAAGCCGGTCTTGCGACGACTGAGGGACAATGCCGACAGTCGCCAGTGCATCATCTCGATCTTCAACGGACTGTCTGTGCCATCCGCACCGGTGTATCGAAACGGAGGGGATGGGCTGGACATTCAACTGTCTCAGGACCAGAACCTTGCGGGGGGTGTTGGCCGAATCCCTTGCTCGATGTACTACCAACTGTTGTCGCGAGAAGGGGCGGTCGACTTGATCTACACGATGAGGTCGTGCGACCTGTTGACTCACTTCCTGGTCGACATCTTGTTGGCAATGATGTTCCAAGACCTCGTCGCGTCAGAGCTGGATCTGAAGATCGGCACGTTCACCTACTTCACTGGCTCTCTACATGCATATCGACGAGACTTGAAGGATCGCAATGTCTTCTGATGAACGTCCGACTCGACTTGAGCTCCACATGGTCACTGCGCTATTGTGGAGCAGTCGATCGACCTGCAATCGCCCAACCAAGGTGGGTGCGATAATCACTACCGCCGATCTGACACAAGTTGTGTCGATCGGCTACAACGGGCCGGCCAAGGGACTCCCACGCCATCGGTGCACTGGTGTTCAAGGAGCATGCATGTGTCTTCATGCAGAGGAGAACGCAATTCTTAGGGCTCGTAGTGTTGAGACTAATTTGGCCATGATCTCAACTCACTCACCGTGCATAATGTGCGCGCAGCGTATAATTCAACGAGGTATCAGAAGGGTAGTCTATTTAGATGACTACCGAGACCCCGAAGGCCGAAACTTATTGAGGGACGCCGGATGCGAGGTACTGAAGCATGTGAATTCCCCGATCTTCATGGTCGTATCGTCGCTATTGACGTAGAGACAAACGGCCTTAACGTCTATAAGGGCAACAGAGCCTTCTGTTTCAGCTTCTTCACCAACAAGGGTGAATACGGGTTTACTCGAATCACACCGAGCTCGATCGAGTGGCTGAATCGCCAGGTAAGTAACACAAGTAACGAGTTCGTCGGTCACAACATGAAGACCGAGATCAAGTTCCTTGGCGTTGAGGGTGTAAAGTTTCCTCGAGCGAGGACTCACTGCACACTGATTCAAAGCAAGCTTGTTAACTCGCTGTTGCCAAACCACGACCTCCGATCGTTGGCTATTCGGTTCGCGGATAGGGACCCGGGTGATAAGGACGAGATCATCGAATGGCTCAAAGCCAATCGGCGTCGCTTCATGCTCGAACATGGTAGGGCACCTAACTTCAGCGATGCCCCAATCGAGATCGTTCAACGTCGTAACCTGTGGGACGTCGAATCTACAATCTATCTCTACGAGATTTTCCGAAGTAGAATCAGAGAGACGTGTGAAGCGTTGTATCGAACTGAGCAACAGCTGATGTTCGACTGTGTCGATATGGAAGATCGAGGTGTCCCTATCGACTTGACTCGAGTAAAGCAACTGAGGGAGAGGTCACTTATTGGAGTGGCTAAGCTGAAAGACCAGTTGAATAAGGTCGTGGGTAAGCTCACGATAATGAAGAACAAGACCAAGCGAGTAAAGGGGGAAAAGGTCAAAGTTCAAATACCGCTCGAGATCGAGTCGTTCAACCCTGGTAGCCCTGTTCAAATGGAGGCTGCGTTCAACAAGGTTGGTATCGAGCTTAAGCATCGAACTAAGCCTAAGAAAGACAAGTCTGGTCAGGTGAGGGGCGGCGGTCGATGGTCGTTCGACGAGTACGCCATGATCCAGTATGTCAGTCCACCTCTTCAATCGGTTATCCGTGAATCTGGCGAGAAAGGGTGGCTATTCCCTCAGTTCTATCGAGAGGTCAAGAAGGCGGTTAGAGTTAACAAGCTGAGTACGAGTGAATTGCTCCCTCCGTTCGTATTGAAGTTCCGCGAGTTATCGAAGATGGTTAGCACATACTACGATAACATGCTTCAAATGGCTACCGATGTTGAGGTTGAGCCGAGTGGTCGAGAAGTTGGTATTATCCACTGCTCGTTCAATCAAGCTGAAGCCAAGACGGGGAGGTTCTCGTCATCCGAGCCCAATCTTCAGAACATGCCAAGATTGCTGGGGCCTCGTGAATGCTTCATTCCCCGAAAGGGGCGAGTCCACTGGCACTTCGACTATTCACAAGTCGAGATGAGGCTGTTCGCACACTTCGCCCAAGACCCAAAGATGGTGAAAGCCATCCTGAACGATATCCACCGCCACACTGCAAGTAAGATCAATCGATGTCGGCCGGAGGATGTTACTGACGAGCAGCGAAAGCGCGCTAAGAAGGTCAACTTCGGTCCGTTGTATGGATCGGGCGCCGACACACTGGCGGAGACAATGACAAGGGATGGATTCCCGACCACGGCTGATCAAACTAGGTCGTGGTTGTCAGTATACCATGATGAGTTCCCCAGCGTTCGACGAACCACCAACAATCTGAAGGTCGAGCTGTCCCGTAATGGATACATTCGAAATCCGTTCGGTAGGCGGTACCACATACCTGTCAGGTTTGCATACAAGGGCCTGAACTATGACTGTCAAGGCACATCAGCGGATTTGATGAAACGAGCTTTGGTCGATATTGCCTACATGTTGAGGAAGGGCGGATACAAGTCAAGAGTCATCCTGACGGTGCATGACGAGCTGGTCATTGAGATGGTTAGGTCTGAGCAGAGAGTACTGGTACCCACCATCATCAGGCTAATGGAGAACCATACTGACTTCTTCATGCCGATCATTGTCGATGCTGAGGTGGTAATCAAGCGATGGTCACAGAAGGTCGACCCCAAGGAGGTCGGCATTGACCTTGACGAGGCGATTAAGCTGGCTAGGTCGAATAGACTCGTCGAGGGTACTAAGACTATCCAATGGTCGAAGCGATTGAAAAAAGTTGCGGGGTTCTAGATTTTAATAGTTGAAGTAACGAGACCTCAGTCTATACTTCAACTCATCGCAACGGGGAACTCCTCCCCAAGCATCTGACCCAAACCCCGAGAGAAATACCAATGGCCAAGAAGAGCAAGAAGACCGCCGAGAAGTCCCCGAAGACCAAGAAGAGCGCGAAGTCGGACGAGGCACGTTCGCCGGGTCGTCCCCGTGACGAGCGCACCGTCGACCAGCTGCTCGCCACGCTCGAGGAGGCGACCGACGCGGACGAGAAGCGTCGCCTGCGCGCGAAGCTCCGTGCGCGCGGACACACCGGTGGCCTGCGCAAGGAAGGCAAGTGACTGATCGCCGGTAAAACCGGCACCGTCTGAGATGAAAAGGCCCCGCGAAAGTGGGGCTTTTTCGTAGGCTTTGAAATTGTCGATTTCGGCTTCGACTTTCAAAATGCCAACGCTATGATAATCTGAATGAACGCTGATACCTCTCTCGCGATGCGACTAGGGTTGTCACAACCTCAGCATAGCTTGATGATGTTCCTCGGCTACTATGGGAACAAGGGGATCCGCCAGATTGAGTTCGGTGAGCCCCGTTTTGGATTCTTACCGAATCCTTGGATCAATCGCCCACTGCAAGAACAGAGGGAAGGGTTCGAGAAGGCGCTCGGTGCGCTGAAGGCCAAGAAGCTCATCATGCAGTGGAAGTGGGCGGGGAACAGGCTAGCGTTCAAATTAACCGCACTAGGTACTAAGGTCGCTGAAGCAGGCGGTGGTACCAAGTATCCTCCGATGCGCGAGGATTTCTCAACAACCATGGCCGAACTAATCTACAAGGTAGGTCCAATAATGAGAGAGTTGAATCGTGAACGGCTCACGACCGACAGGTTGGAACGAACTCAATTGAGCGAGGAAGATCGACAGGTCATTGCCAAGGCTTATCACCTCGAGGCAACCGCCAAGAAAGTAGAAACCTCGAGGGCTCCGATGAGTGGGGATGTCGAGACGTTGGTTAACCAACTTCGACAGTCGACGGATGCCTCGGAGAAGAGGAAGATCAGGGCCAAGCTAAGGAAGCTCGGTCACAAGGGAGGGGCAAAATGAGCACAACCGATCTAGCGGTCTTGAGGCTCAAGAAGGTGACGTTCGAGACACTTCAAGAGGGTCACCGGATGAACCTCAACAATAGACTCGATATCTGGTTGTCACCTACGGGGGCATCACTGGTCATTGAGTTGAGGAACGCTGTGATGGAGATGGTCAACAAAGCTGAAGACGACGAAGCAAGGAAGCTCATGTCTAAGCTTTGGGCATCATGTGTAGACATGTTGGTAGTCACACTTACGTATCACCGCTGTGAGCGAGTGATTAACCAGATCAAGGACGAAATCGCGAAAGCGGAGGCTAAACGGTCATGAGTCAGATCAAGCAGGGTATTCGAGTAAGCGCCATGTTCGACGGCGACCCCTATGAGGGTCTAGTGCTGAGCAGTACGGACACTACTGCGGTCGTCCGATTCGACGATGGCGAAGAACTCACGATGAAGCACAAGGAGCTGTCTCCGCTCAGTCGCGGGTTCAAGCAGTACCAGATCATCTGGTATGACTTGGCAGGGATGAAGGACATCAACTTCAGGTTCTACATTCCTGTGGATGGGCAACAGGTGGAATTCCACGGGTGGTGGAGGATGACCGAGACTAGGTCAAAGCATTCTCACCTAGCAGCTCCATGCTACTGCATCGACATCTTCTGCAAGTGGTCTGGCAAGTCGTACTCGATCAAGTCGATCGTCTACTTCGACCGAGACCCGCGTGAAGACATGTCGTCGCTCAGTGCGGACATCACGGCGGCGGCGAATCAGTTCATCTGGCAACAACTCAATGGGAAGATGACGATCCTAGACCAGCTGACTCAGCTGGCATCGTCGCCGATCATTCACGTTAAGAATCTCCGCACTCTTGATATGCTGATCTCGAAGTTGATGGAGCATCGAGCAGCGTCCATCACCGCGGGCGGGCCTCGCCACTGCGACATGACAAGCGATGAGCCCGGAGGTCCTCGAGTAACATTCGCCATCGACTTGACGGCTCAACACGTGGCGCTCGAGGGTAAGGTACCGTCGCTCATCGAAGGCGCCGTATACGACTCGGTCAGGGCTAAGAAGGGCGAACGCGGTGAGAAGCTCACGCTCACGATCGACAAGGGTAACTTGGACTCGATGATTAAGCAGTTGAAGATCGCCAAGGAGCGAGGCGATGAGTCGACTGCTCGGAAGATCAGGGCGACTTTGAGGAAGCTCGGTCATAAGGGCGGAGCTCGATCCGCAGGAGGTTCAAAGTGACTCTCACCACTTTGATTACCACCGTAGTAGCCGGGCTGATTGCAGTTTCGGCCCTCGGTAGAGCCTTCTACTTGATGTGGAAGCATCAGCTGTTGAACTTTGTGGATGTGGTCAACCTAGTTTCTATGGGGTTCATGATCGCAGCGGTAATCGTTGCGATTGTCATTGAGTACTGGAGGTCAAATGTCGGAGCGTAATCCAATCTTTGTTAGGCTGAGGGTCTACAACTCCCATAATGAGTTGATCCGCCAGACTAAGGTTGAGTTCACAAACTCCCTTGGTAGGCAGTTCATCGCGAAGACCGCGTGGTGGGCTATGCACAATGGCCATACTCTCATTACCAATCCAATCAGTTCTCAAGAGCACGTAAGAGAAATCAAAGGAGATGACCTGTGACCAGTAACTCAGAAGAACCGAAGATTACCAACACCAGCGAGGACATCAAGTCCAGCGTCCTGCAACACAGTTCCCATCGAAACGGCGAAGGAGGAGTGATGAAGTTCCGCAAGAAGCCAGTAGTGATCGAAGCGTTCCGGATGACCCGCGAGGTCCGCGAGAGCAATACGGACTGGCCCGAATGGGCACACGTAGCGTGGAACGCCCCGCGAAACTCAGTGGGGGCGACCGATGGCTAATCAACGACTCATCGCAGACATGGAGCGCAGCATCCTCACCGCTATTGACCAGCTCATCTACGCGCGGCAGAGTGAGTGGTCGCGGTGGAGTGGCCTCGTCATCGACAGGCACAAACTCAGGAACCTGATTCTGGATGCCGTGATGCACGAGATCGAGAAGGCTTTCCCAGTTGACCCGAGAGACGCGAAGGAGACGACCGATGGCTGACCTACTGCTGCCGCTCGCGCACTTGGCGTTCGGCGTCCTGTGCCTCGCCGGTGTCGTCGTTCTGTGGTGCCTGACGCCATGGTGGGTCGCGTTGTTGGCGACGCTGGTCCTCGGACCTGTCGGACTCGTGGCCGTGATGACCGCGCCGCTCGCTAACTGGAGGTTCTTCTAATGGCGGACCTCACCAAGGTGCTCGACGATGGCTTCTACGCCTGTTCCGTGTGGCCTTACTGGTTCCAGATCCTCACGCATCGTGACGGGTCGAAGAACATATGGGGTTTCTCAATCTGGAAGAACCAGCCCGGTTATCGCACCCTCAGCATCCCGTTCACGGATTGGCTGTCGAAACAACCGCACAGGAGGCTCGGCATTGTACCTGATCGCAACCGGGTTTCCGATCTTGGCTGGATCGCCGACTACCGCCCGATGCATGAAGTCGGCCAAGGGGGGGACACTGTGACCGACCCCATCAAGGTGCTCGACGAACTTTCCGTCGCGGCTCGAAACATGCGCCACTGGTATCCGAAAGAGAGAGTGATCCCGGTGGAGATCGAGACTTACGAAGCCCTCGTGGCGATCGCGCGGGCTGCCCTCGATCTCGACGGGCACACCGACGTCTGCGAGGCAACGCAGCACTGGCGTGGATGCACCTGCGGCTACAGTGCGCTGGAAGACGCCTTCGCGAAGCTCGGGGAGGTAACGCCGTGACTAAATCATGGCTAGAACGAGCAAAGCTGCACGCCGCTTGCTCAAAGTCAAAAGCTCGAGGGAGTCGATTCGTAGAGGTTGAGATTCCGGTACTCGAGGCATTGCTTGAGTCTCACGCGGCCCTACACAACACTCAATCGGCCAATAGAGGGCTCGAGCTAAAGGTTGAGAAGCTGGCCGACAAGCTCAAAGAAGCCTTGGTTAACAAGTCGGACAAGTGCGTCAAGGCTCAGAATACTATCTTGACTAACCAAGTCATTGACTTGAAGAGACAGCTTAAGGCGGCTGACGAGAAACTGGATCTCCTTGAGTCCGCTATGCGGGTAGTATGTCAAAACCCCGCTGCGGTGGAAGAGCTTCGAGCGCTGGGCGTCTCAATCAAAGCGCTTGGCAGCTGATTCTAGACGCTGAGAATGACGCACTAGTCATTCTAGTCGTTCTAGAATGAGAAACGCAACACGCGACGTGCTGGCATGCTCTTGGCACGTTCCTACGCTGTCAATGCGTATCGAATCCAGACATGAAACGTGTGATCCAATGGGGTATCTGTTGAAGTCAGCCCCACATACGCGGAGTCCACGTATACCGAGAAGCCATTGCCGAACGTCGACTTCACCGAAGAGGCCGTTAGGATTTGCATGTGCTCGACATACGTCTCGCTCAGATCAAGGGCCAGTGAATGCTCGATGACCTCTTCGCCGGGATCGGTGAACCCCGAGAATGTGAACTTCTGACGGTAGATTTTTCGGCCGTCGCTGGTGAACTGGCCCGTCCATTGAGCCGTGCCGATTGAGTAGTCGGGGATGACGCTCACCAGGTTGGCTTCACCTGGTTCCTTGATCTTGATCTTACCGTCATTGGTATCAATCAACGTTGCAAGGCCCGCGGTGTCAAGGTCAATGAACATCCAACGAGTGGTCACCCACACTGCAAGATGACCTTCTGTGGCGTCGGCCCACAAGCCAGTTGGCGAGGCTCCAACGATGTACGCGTCTCCACTAGCGGGTGACGAAGGAGGCGCGTCGGTTAGTTCCGCAGTGGCAATCCGACACCCGATTAACGCATCAATGAGCTCAAGCGCTTCATTGACCCGGATCAAGTTGTGTCGAGCACCATCAACTAACCGACTGAATCCAAGCTTTGATGTGGTAGTCATTTCTTTTCTCCGGTTTCGACCGCTCGAAGCCTAGCCCTAAGCTCTTCTAACAAGCGGTCTTGCTTGTCGAGCTCTTTTTGGGTGAAAGTAACGTGGTCTTCCTTTGTCCAACTCCGGCGCATTGTGGACTCAAGCTCATCTGCCCTCCTGGAGATCGAGATGAGGCGCTCGGCTTGAGTATTGTCCCGTTCACGTGCAAGTAGGTCGGCGGCGTCTACTCGTGCGAAGATGGCGAACGCGACCACCCCGCCCACTGCGCCAATGATTGATACCGCGACGCTCATTGCGGAGAAAATGGCCTTCCAATCGGTCCCCCGCGTCGTAAGAGAGTCGATCTTTTGGGCCAGTGTTCCGAAGTCGCGTTTCCATTCGGCCCTAGAGGCGGCGAACTCCTGGTGAACGTCGTCGAATGACCGCTGAACCGTTTGCTGAAAGGCCGCGAATTCTTGACGGGGGAGAAAAGTTTGGGGGTCGGACATGCTTTACCTATGGCTGACTCATTCGACGATATCGAATGAAAGATCCGGGTAGTACAGACATGATGGTCCCAGCCGCCTCCGAAGCTACTGTGACCTGAACTTGACCAGTCGGCGATAGGCCGGTTACTAAAACACAACCGCCTATAGCCATATACCTTAGGAGATCAGTGCCGCCTACCGACGGCGCGAACGTCGAAATAGTTAGTGATGCAGTACCCGGCGTAACGACGATATTGCCGGATGCCAATACGGTCGGGGCATAGGCAGCGATCGTCAACGCTGCGGGGTCTGGAATTACCGTCTTGTGGTCGGATGTTGATACCGCTGGGGCAAAAGGAGTAATACCCAGATCGATTGTATCCGGAGTAACTACTTTGCTATCGCCTGCTGGAGTTGAGACTGTCGGAGCATACGGCGTGATCCCAAGATCTACGGCGTTAGGTGTTACTACCTTGTGATCGGTCGCGGTTACAGTCGGGGAGTAGCCCGTAGTGCCCAGGTCGACGGCGTCAGGAACGACTAAGGCGTTAGAAGTAGTCGAGACTGTTGGAGCATACGTAGTAAGCCCAATGTCGATCGTGTCCGGCGTTACGGTAGTATCTACGTATTCGCCGAAAGACATTATGAGAGACACACCGGCATCTCCGCCGAGTGTCAACTCAGTCTTGCTCACGTTTCCGGTAGCGCCTGCTGATGTGCCGATGAAGTAAGCCATCGACAACGATTGGTCGCTGCCCGAAGTATTCCGATACTGCGCGTCGCCCGCAACCGACCAGCCAGTTCCAGTCAACGAACCCCAGGTATTATCGTCGGCGGTCACCCATCTCGCATACGAGACGGTGCTGGGCATCGTTGTCGTTTGACCAGTGATCGTCCGAGCCGAAGTGGATGCGCTGAATGCCGCTTGATCGGCATTTACGTCGACCTTCCAGAGATTCGTGGATGTGCTCGGGCGGAAGACGTGCATCACCGCGCTAGTACACGTTCCCGCAGAGAAGTCAAACCTCGGATTTGCTCCCCAGGTCCCATTGAACCTGCACCAGTAGGTCTCAGTCGCGATGTTAGTGTCAGTAGACCTACCGACGGAGTTCCAACTCTGTCCACCGGCGACGCCGACTGAGAATGTGGCAGTGCCCCTCTGCAGGAGAGAGACAATCACCAAATCCCCGTCCTGCATCGAGGCAGGTGGGGTCAACGTGATAGTGGTTGTCGCGTTGGTCGTTGCTGCGCCGTCAGCGGGAACAGATGCAGCTCCGAAGAAGGTGATTGCCATGACCGGCTCCCGCTGCTACTAGGACAGTGTGAAAACGCCGGAAGCGTTCGCTGCGACGGTGAGCGTGTTGGTGTTCGTTGCAGTGACGTCCGCCGGAGTGTTGTCCAACAGACAGTAGCACAGAACGTTGCCTCCCACCTCGTAGATGACAGCGTACCGAGCCGTGATGCTGCCACCCGATGCGGTCCACACCGGGTCGGTGGAGATGTCCACCGTAACAGCGGTCGTACCCGAGAGCGTCAGCGTGACCCCGATGCCGCCCGTGGTGTAGCCGTTCGCGTTCGCATGTTCGTTCGTCAAACCGGCATAGGTCGTGCTGCCCGAGCCGATGTTAGACGTGCTGAGAAACAGCGCGCACTTGAAGGTGTCGCTGTTCAGGTCAAACGTACCATCGAGAAGGGCCGTGCGGCCCGCATTCGTGAAAGTCCAAGCTCCTGCTGCCATGTGAGTTACCTCGTTTCTAGTTGTTGTCGAAGACCTGCATCCAGTGTCCGGATGGCGTCATCTCAGTCGGGATGACGATCCCCGGTAGCGTTGTAACAATCGGCTCTTCCGATCGAATAATCAAGTACACCTCTACAAGGTATGTGCTACCCGGTTGGGGTGTGAATTCCAACCCCGTTACGTTAACGGGGGTTTCGCTGGTGGTGCTGAACTCATTAGCGAGCGGCACGGTCACCAATGTGCTTTCGAACGGGTCGACAGTGCTAGTTCCGCCGCTACTACCAGCTACATCTGTGTAAGCAGGCTTTGAGACACCCGCTCGACCAAGCTGCCTTACCGATACAATGAAAGATGTCGGTATCGAAGTAAAGGCAGACTCAACCTCAGCATTAGTGAGATTGTGCTCAGTAGATCTAGCGGATATTGTTAGGGCGGGGATATCGGTCAGTACGTTAGAACCGTCAGCAAATAGCTCGAGCCTGTATTCTTCGCTAGTCTCCAAGTCAGTCCACAACTGCTCGCCGAACATGTCGTAGAAGACCCTGGTTACTGGTTCCCAACCGATCAGCCACCCATTAGTAGCGGGTGAGACTGTAAGAGATGTGGGCTTAAACGGCTTGGCGTTTTGACTTCTTACGGTTACAGTAACTACTTGAGCATCATCGACCAGCCCTCGAGTGGGTACAAACTTGAAGTCGATGGTCTTATTGACCAAGTTCGCGCGATGGAGCGGGACAAAGTTCCTTGTGTTCCGATCGACTTGGTAAAAGCCGTCATTCACTGCGTGAAGAGCTATCGCATCATCAGTATCTCGTAAGCCTCTAAGTAGTTGGCTCAGTGTCCATGACCCATCACTCTCCAGTGTGGCGTGTTGCCACGCGATTACCTCGCCGCCAATAACTCCATGATTAGCGCCATTGAGCACCTCGTCCTCAGTTCTGTTCTCCAGCGTCGCATCACCCTCGAGAACGATGTTCACGGTTGAAGTAGTGTCCCAGATACCAATAGGACCAGGAGCGAGAACATCGGTCGTTCGACCGATCCGGGCATTCTGGGGAAGTACCTTTACTTGGCGATAGTCCTCTGCATCATGCTCACTATAGAACAGGACGCCGCCAGTTGCCCCCGAACCGCCGAGTGATCCGGGGTGTGACTGAGTAGTGGGCAAGTACACACCCGGGATATCCAGGTCCTCCTCGAACAGGCCCGCTACATCGACAATGCCGGTAATGAGCGGGTTACTAAGTGGACTTGGCCTATCGACGTTACCAGACCTCTCGGAGTAGTTGGATGACTGAGCCGTGAACTCAATCTGGTGATCGATAAAGCCCTCAACCTGGATACAGCCCGAAGTAGCGGAGAGCTCGGCGGTTTGAACCAACCCAACCCACGTCTTACCGAATGCGTTGAATTGGATCTTGGTGTTCTCGCCTACGATAATGTACTTGAACGGCAACTGCATCTGAAACCGCTTAGCCTGCTGATTGCTTTGCCATAGCAACCTGTCAGCAATAAGCTGGGCTTCAAGAACAGTCATCGAGATCGGTAGGGTGATCTGGTTTACAAGTTGTTGCAGAGGGTCAACATCGACTCGAATGGCCCTTACCGAATTAGGCTGGCAGTCATTGTCGATGTCATTGAAGCTGACAACAAACTGACTAGCCTTCTTTGAACTGTTGACGTTGGTGAACTTAACCGGAAATGCTGACTGCTCGCCCGGCGGTGCAGTGCCGATATCCTCGTCGTCGATTACCACCACTTCCGCGTTAGTGCGATTGAACAGTCGAATCCGGTCTTCGTCTTCCTGACCGAGGATGTCCATGGCTACCGCTAGTGGCTGAAGAGCCTCTCGAATAGCCATCGGTCCCCTAATGATGTATCCGCCCATTAAGTATGGGTCTACTTTACTAACGTCGTACTGACTGTCCAACATGCCGCCGCGATTAAAGACATACGCGAGAGCCGATTGATATGAGTGTACCTGTTGCTTGGCAATCACCTCGAACATCGGGAATCGATTGCCATAGGGATTCAGATTGAGATTGAGGATCTTGAAGTACGCTAGGCCTGCAAATGCATGACCAATAGACTGACCTTCGTTGATCTCTGCGAAGATGGTACCATCTATCGGTTGCCGCGCGGGATTATACGCCTCGAGGCCTTCGCCAGGGTAGAACGTCAGACTTGCGAATGATGAGGTGGAGAATACCTGGGGGTCCCAGTAGAATACACTGGCTTCAGTGAGTGGACCGCCGAGAACGGCGACGCCCCCATACGCGGGAGTGCTCTCGAACGCTACTGAAGTATACGTATCACCACGAAGCTTGAGGAAGCTCTTCCCAGTTACCGGGTGAGTTTTACCCGCGCTCAAGACAACCAGCGGAAAGCTTGGGCTGTTGTTGTATTGATACGACGGTGAGCCAGTGACACCTGAGCCCATCTGAACTGTACCAACTTGAGCTCCTACTCGGAATACTGACAAGTCGATTCCACTAGTTCCCTCATGGATCACTAGGACTTTGATAGTGACACGAGTTTGCCCGGTGGTTGGGTCAATCCACACTTGAGCATACGACTCGAGTTCAAAGTCATTGCTCGCGGCTACTGGCGGGGGGCTAGTGTCATAGATGACTTGATTATCGGCTAGTACTTTTTGAAGCCCATCGTCCGAGTTAAGTGTACCAACAAAGTACGGACCGTCACCGAGTGAGACTGCGATATCCACATTGTAGTCCCACATATACGCTTGCTGGCCACCACCGTGCTTTCCGCCCTGTGATGACTCAAGTTCGCGTACTTCGCTTGTCCAGATGTACTGACCGGGGAACCTACACTTACCGCCTATCGCAATGATGATGGGAGAACCCGGCGATAGGCCCGACAATCCGAAGTCATTGACGGACGGCGGATGGTCGGTGGAGTTCATCAATGGAAATAGGTACTGGGCATCGATATAGGCCCCCACTGCCATACCGATCTGCGACCCATACGGCCCACCTAGGTATCCGCCGACTATTCCTAAGGCGATAGTTGCCATACCTACCTAGTCCATTGAAAGCGACTTGAATCGCCAAACCGAATCGACCCTATTCAGCTGCTCGGAATTTAGGTCCTTAGCTAGGCCGCCGAGTCGTCGATCTGAGTGGTACACGGCACGATTATAACCGAGCATGCCAAAGTGTCGAGGACGTCGGGTATTTTCATTGACCCAGAAAATGAAGAAATCACCTGGTATGGACTGGCTCAGCGAAATTCTTACCGCTCTTTCCTGGGTGTTAGCTACAAGTAGCGACGACTTGGGCTCTTCGCCATACGCGGTAAAGTCTTTGGTACGTTCGCCAAGGTACCATGAACATAGTAGGATGAATCCGATACAGTCGAACCCCGATACGGGGTTACGGCCCTGGTGAACCCACTTCTTACCAACTAAGACGGTATCAACATACCGTATCAAGTCAACTCGACGTTGCTCGTTCAGTGAGAGCGGTACTTCGAACTCACTAGATGGAACCAGGTCTCTGGTAGATAGCGTCGGGGCCTGGTATGAAGATGAACCCGCCAAAGAACTTCTGATTACCATTCTTGAGCCTACAATGATCCATTGACCGGTTGCAGCCTGTAATCAAAGTAACGGTATCGCCGACGTTCGGTGCTGTAAGTTGCGGGACTCTAAGCGTTACTTTGATATACGGTGAAGTATACGGTTGCTCATACAAGTGAATCTCGTGGATCAATGTAGAAGCTAGAGCCCCTGTGTCGAACTTCAGTGTACCGTAAGTAAACCATCCACCTTCGGTTTGGAGGTCGAACAAGTCAACCGTGCCCGCTGAAATTGCAGAGGGATCGTTCGAAGCGTAGTCGTTGGCAATGTCTGAGGTATTGAGGTAGAATGATACGTCCGAATTGGTTTCACCAATTGGCGGTGTGGCCACTCGAACGCCGGTGACCTTCATCCACCTGTCCTTCCAGCCCATCAATTGATTAGCTTCGTTCAGGATTTCTTGTGGATGACCATTGATTGACCCCATTGTGGTTGGAGTACCATTGGCATCATAGAGCTGTTGACTACGAGTAGCCGCCGAGTCAGTGTCGATGATTCGATTACAGCCAACTTTTCCATACCTACGGCGGCAAGTTGGGTCATAGACGTCACCGATGCTTTGCTCTAGCCATGCAGCGGGGCCTTCTACTTGGGCTTTCCAAGATGACCCATCGAAGTCATGATCTTTTATGACCATCACTGCGTAATTGAAGTAACCAAAGAACGGGAACTTCCAGTCAACCAGCCACTGGTACACCCGAGCACCGTCGAACTTGTTATTCGCCAGGTCTTCAGCGGTAATATCATCGTCACTGATGACGCCGATGGCTTCGAAGTTTTGACCTTTGAACCCTGTCTCGCGATGAGAGGCGGATCCCGCGGCACCTTTAGTGGGGTAGAACGCCTCACCCATGAACTCGATTGCTCGATTGTGACTGGTGTATCGGCGAACCCAGCCGTCTCTACGAGTAATCTTCCACAGCTTTGCGATACGGTAAGTGTTGAAGTCTAGCAGTGACTTAGCACCGTCGCAGATTGTGAGCTTCATTAGTACACCTCGATACCGCCGGCAACTGCCCCAAGTCCCTGTAGTGAGTACACAAGTGATACCGAGCTTGGATGCCGAATCCACGGACCTGGCGAACCACCAGTGCCGGTTGATGATGTCGTGTTAATCGTGGTCCTACCCGGGCTACCCGCAACACCCGGCA